TCACATTAGTATCTTTTTTATGGCTTCAATCTTCTCTTCAAGCTTAGATTGTTCGTCTATCATCTCTCCTTTTCCTGTACACAGCCATTTCACATTCAGCATCGGAAAGACTTCGGATATGTTTGCTATCACGTCACTTCCTATTGAACCTTTTCCTCTACCTTTTTTGTCGGAATTAGAAATATACGCATTTCCGATATTGCAATACTGCTCGAATGAATTAAGTCCTTTCACTACTCCCAGTTCGCTTCGAGCATATTCGGCGAATATTTTCAATCTGTCTATTGCCCTTTCTTTTTGTTCTGTATTATTTTTTGTATTAGTTTTCATTTAAAGTATTCATTTATAATGTTATCTCTGTATTTTGTGATAAATCGGTTTTATATTGCCATGTTTAATAACATGTTTGCTTTTTAAACATTTGTAAAATAATAGTGTTATAAAAAGACCTAACTATCAATTTAAAAAAAATAAGCAATATGGAAGAAGTCAACCTTTCTGTACTCCGTTTAATGGAGCAGAGTAAACTTATTGCGCAACAATTATTGCGCGTATCTGAGGACCTTGAATTAGCACACGAAAAAATATCCATATTGGAGCGAGATTTTGAAAATTACAAATTCATGTCACAACACAAGCGCTCAACCAAAATGAGCATATTACATCCAAAGGCAACGGGGATGTAAATATTTGGGGGCAAGCTCTATATTTATAGGGTTTGTCCTTATGCTATTTTTTGCTTCTTTGTTATAGCCCTTACATCCTCAAGAGTCTTATTAAGTTCTCCGTCTACTTTTATGAAAGTTTCTTTAAGTTTTTCAAACTCACTCTTAAGGTTCTTGAATAGCCTTTCATACCTTAAAACTGTTGTTTTGTGCAACCTTGAAAGCTCATCATAGGTAAGCGATACATCACTGTCATCCTCTTTCCTTTCTTCGGATAAAGCGCTAATTTTGTTTTCGAGAAACATTGATCCTCTACCGGTAAGAATATAGTTGGCGTTGACTTGGGGGAAATTATTGCACAATGATTCTATTATACTTAAAGAAGCTCCTCCTTTTCCAGTCCTTATATGAGACATTTGCGCCTTTGATATGGCATCGCAATTATTCCATATAAAATAATCTGTTACTCCAAGTTTGTCTATTACCTGAAGAAACCTTTCCGAATAAGCATTTGTAGCCATAATTTTTAATTTTAACTATTAGTTTCTAATAAATATCCTCTAAATATTTAATAGTATACAAAATATATACTATCTTTGCACCCGTTGCAAGTCAAGCGGCAACAGATACATGATTAAACAATCGCCCTAACGTGGGCCTCTCTATATGGAAATCCGTTGCCGCTTGACTTTAGCAACGGATTTTTTTTGTTTATGTCAATATATGAAACAGACGTTATATTTAAATATAGGACTTGCAGAGCAGGCAATCAATGATAAACGATTTATTGAAGCGCTTGCTTTTTCTGTGCTCGTCAAACTAACGTTTGTTTCATCAAGAATACAATCGGCTACTGTCAGCAAGTGTAAGGACTTATTTGGTATTGGGTCAACGAGAATGTGCCGTATAATCAATAGCGGCATTGAATACGGCTTACTGAAACGAGACAATAAAGATCTTGTAGCCACTTCGCTTAAGAGAGAAAAATCATATCATATCAGGTTAGACTTTGAATGTAAGACATATAGTCGAACAAAAGCTTTGATGAGCGATAGGCCGAAATCAGAGCGAAGCCCGATTGTATGTCAATACTCATTGAAAGATATTATAGACATTATCAGGAAGTCTGTATTGCTTAACCATATAAGCAAGCAATCAGACTGTGAAGATACCATTAACATAGCTAAGGGAAACGCGAAGTCTATAAACCAGCTTCGGAAAGCCCGCAAAAAATGTAAGCGTATGCTACGTACAGATAATGCCTTTACCGGATTGAGTAGAAAGCGTATAATGGATATAACCAAAGTATGTAAGGCGAAAGCCAAACGCCTTATTGACGGCCTGTGTTTAAGTGGACTTGTAAGCAGAGTTGAACAGTCTGTTCGTGTATGCTTAAATTATTCAGACTTTTCTCCAAAGCTGGCAAACAGCTTTTTCAGAGAAACGGGGCTGAATGGTTACTTATACAGGAGTGGCAATGAGATTCGTTTGCGCGTCTCAAACAGGTATGTTTATTCTTGCGATTTGATAACGTTTAAACTTTAATTTTTATGCCATATTCCCAAAAAAGACCACTAAAAACATAGCGTAGCGTATGCACACGCGACGCGATACGCATGATGCGTATGATTATATAATTAATAATTTAATATATACACCAAGACAATGAGTAAATATATAGCATATACAGACGGAGGATGCCAAAACACATCAGTGTACGGGGAAGGCGGTTCAGCCTATCTGATAATCCATAAGGGAGAAGTTGTAAAAACCGCTTCAAAAGGTTTTCTTTATACAACCAGCAACCGTATGGAGATGCTTGCTATTATAAGTGCCGTTTGTTCCGTCCCGGAAGGTTCTGATTTAATCGTATATTCAGACAGCAAATATGCAATCAACGTCTTTTCCGGTATTTGGAAGCCGAAAAAAAACAGAGATTTGATAATCAAATACAACGAGCGTGTAAAGACTCTTAGCTCTGTATATTTCCGGTGGATAAAAGGACACAATGGAGACAAATACAATGAATTGGTTGATTCTATGTGTACAAACTCCATTAATGAGATAGTACAATTACACAACCTCCCAAATGACAGGTTTAAAAAAGTGAAAGTACAGCTATCCTTTAAGTTTAATTAATAACCGATTGTATCAACATTTCAAAGATCGAATTATGAAAGAACAAAACCCCAAACGTATCCCTCAAGAATGGTGGGACGACTACTTCAAACGAAGAAGAAGAAACAGAACACATGGAATTATATGTATCTTGTTGCCTAACCTAATATGGATATTGTATATGCTACTTATCAAGTTTGGTTACATCACAACCTCTTGACTTTATTTTGTTATATATCTTATCGGTTTTATTTTCAGATTTTCGATAAGATATATAACAGATAATTCCCAATACAAATAAAACTACCGCAAGCATATACATCGCTCCAGCTATTTTGTCATTATGAAATGAACTTGTTGTAAAAGATACAATCATTCCAATAAATAGAGAGAAGCATCCTATCGAATAATTGAGCTTCTTTCCTCCATCATCGCCTTCTTTTAAAGAGTCAAGCTCCATATCCGATACTTCGTAAATTTTAAAGTGGCTAATTACAGCCCTTTCTATTTTCGGGTCTTTATACAAAGTTCCGCCTTTTACCGCTTCCATTTCAAATGTGTGATTTTAGCCAACCGTCAGCAGAACTGTTTATTCTCCACGCTGTATCTATACTTGATCGCATAACAAACAAAATACAGTCGCCGCCCATCTTATTCAGTACTATATCCCTTATAGCCTCGCTCGTATAAGACGAGGACACTCTCACCGCATAGGTATTCTCCATTATCTTCACATAGGTTGATGAACACCCATTCATCACTTTCTCAAATTGAGCTACGGCAGCCTTACTGTTCAGTTCTATACTTATTATAAAAATCTTATCATTCATACTTATATCTATTTAATAATCAATCAACTACGTAAAATATGTTTTATAACATATAGAATAGTATGCAAATAATACACTATTTGTTTTGTGGTATATAAAACGTATACTATCTTTGCATTGTTGTTAGAACGATAGAACGACAGCAACAATACATAAAAAACAGAAGCAGCTATAAAAACCGCTTATTAGTATTTGTTGATGGCAAAAATAACAATTTTCTAAATAAAATCAAATAAAACATAGAAAATAGGTGAAATAAATAGTATGAAAGTAACGAGAGAAGAAATTTTAAAGATTAAGCCGGGAAGTTCGCTTACAGTGTATATGCCCGATTATAGAGCTTGTGATTCAGTAAGAGCCACCGCGTATAGAACCGCATTAGCAGACCCAAGACCGGACGTAGAGAGATATAAAGTATCTATTGATACTAAAAAATGGAAAGTAACAATTACGGCAATAAAAAGATCATGAATCGTACAGAAGCAAGAATAGTAGCAGAAGAACTGTATAAGCTTATGCGCAAAGACGTGAAAAGGCTTGTGGAGGAGACAATAATTGAATGTTCCGATGAATGGATTGGAGTAGGAGAGGCTGCAAATATTCTTGGATGCTCTGTTGGTACCTTGTATAACAATATAGACAGTATCCCACATACTAAAAACGGGAGATTGCTCCGATTTAGAAAAGCGTCATTGATTAAATATTTAGAAAGATGAGAAGCTTCAATTTGAATAAAATCACAAGTCTTGGACTGCGAATAGCATTGATTATGATTGTTATGGCAGGATGTGTATATGGTGGCCGCGTAGAGTATAATGATGATGTATTATCCGGTATAAGCTCTGAAAAATACGACTTTATAAGCAGCAGGATAAGCGATAATTCAAGGTCGGCAGTCGTAAATGAATACATGAAAAACAAACGGTACTACGACAGTATCGAATTTTAGAAACCGCGTTGTGTGAATAACGCTCCTTCCTCTTAGCTCAACGGTTAGAGCATCGCTAAGGTTATTTGTTCGTAAGGGTTTAGCGTTTCCGGTCTGTTCCGGTTAGCGATTGTTGCACGTTCGATTCGTGCAGAGGAAGCAAGATACACCGTTCTTTGACGTATTGAATGTGAGACAAAGTTTGAATATCTGATATTCGGATTTGTTTCAATATAACTAAGGATTACGTATAGCGGAAACGCCGAAACTACGTATAGGCTTGGTTATCGTGATTGTTTCTCGCACCGAAATGTCCTACGGTAGAGAAGTATGCGGTTTGGGCGTCCGTATCGCAAGAAACAACAGGTCATAAAGACAACATAAGCGTCCGATACAGTCTTAAATCGGCATAAAGTATGCGGTGGTAATGAAAGGCGGCCGTACACGCTTATTCTATATATTTCTCGTGGCTCACCGCAAGGCGAGTGGTAAGGCTTAACATCGGAACGCTCACGAGAACAATTACTAATCACTAATTTAAAATCAAAATCAAACATGAAATACTGCAAAAACCAATACGGAATACCAATAAAAAAGTGGTGCGTCACATGCCAGTTTTATGATAGCTGCAAACATAAGGCTAATAATACAGGCTTAAAAGATAACTGCTGGGTTATGAAAGATGCCTATCAGAAAGCCGGGAAAGGTGATGGAAAAGTACGTAAACTGGTGGTTGAAGATACCTTAGCAGGGAAAACTTTTAAATTCTCTGATTAAATATTTGTTTAGGTTGCCGGGCGGTCTGCGAAGATAGTCCGGTTTTTAGTTGGAAATCATCAATAACAATATAAACAGCCGCAATAAGGTAGTGCTATTACTGTACTAAAAGCCGCGAGATAAACGAAGTGCGCACCGTTTTGATTTAACCTTGTACAGGCGGTTCAATAGAAGAAATAATGGAAAATGAACTTGAAGAATTATATAAGGAATTGAATAAAGTTAGGTCCTCTCCTTTGGCGTATCTTCCTGAATACGGATATTCTTCAAAGGAGGAAATTATTCAGCTTATAGAGGAAGATATAGAGGAGTTGCGCACAGAGATAGAATGTAGTCAATACGATTACACACCTGATGAGCTTGAAGAAGAAAGAATGAGCCTTTGTGTCAGTCAGGGGTTATCAAGATATTGTTAAACTAATAAATATAGAAATAATGGGTTTAGAAAATTATGAAGTGCTTCCGGTAGAAGCACAAGATGTTCAAATTGTACAGGTAGATGCGGTTGAACGCGCAAACGTAGATAGTCAAGTTGCAACAGCAAAACAATATCCAAGAAGTATCAAAAGGTGCGTTGACAATTCTATTGCTATGGCTACAATGGATTCTGAAACGGCTCAAAGTTGCGGGTATGCGTTGCCTCGCGGTGGAAAGCCTATTACCGGGCCGTCCGTTCACCTTGCAAAGATTATTGTTTCCAATTGGGGAAATATGAGGACAGAAGCTAAGGTAGTTCAAATCACCGACAAGCAAATAATCAGTAGAGGCACCTGCTGGGATTTGGAAGCTAACGTAGCTTCTGCCTTTGAGGTGAGAAGAAGCATTATAGGTAAAAATGGAAATAGATTCAGCGATGATATGATTACCGTTACCGGAAATGCAGCAAACAGCATTGCATACAGAAATGCGGTGTTTGCCGTTGTTCCTAAAGCGGTGGTTGAAAAGGTATATAAGGCCGCACAAAAATTTATCACCGGCGATCTATCCGATGAAGAAAAAATAATAAAAAGAAGAAAAGGTGCAATAGACTTCTTGTTTGATGAATACGGTATTACAGAGGAGGAGACAATTAAATTGTGCGGCAAACAAACAATCAATCAGATTAAGGCGGATGAAATAGCACTGCTTCTTGGAATTGTTCAGTCACTGAAAGACGGAGATACTACCGTTGATGAACTTATGAAGCCAATCAGAGGAAGCAAGGAAGCAAAAAAAGAAGCTATGAGAAAGGCAATGGAACCGGTAGTTGATAAATCAACAGGTGAAATCTTTAACCAGCCAGCGCAATGATAGAACAAAATTCAAGTGAATGGTTGAAGTCTCGAATTTCTTTTTTTACGGGGAGCCGCATTGGAGACCTCATGACAAGCGGGAAGGAAGGAGAGATGTTCGGAAAGACAGCTTTTTCCTATTTGTATGAAGTTGCAGCAGAAAGAAACCTCCTCCCTAAGTATATTGAAGACGATTACTACTTCGAGATATACCAGCAGCAAGTAAGCTTCAGTAATAAATATACTGATTGGGGACATGAGGTCGAGGACTTCGCGGCAGAACGTTACCAGCTTGTCACAGGTTGTGAACTTGAAGAGTGTGAGAGCATACAGCATCTTACAATACCTTACTTTTCCGCTTCTCCTGACCGTATAGCGATTAAAGACGGCTTAAGAAAGGTGGTGGAAATTAAGGCGCCTCTCCCAAAAACGTTCATGGAATACATGGCAGAGGTTAAGGATAACGAAACCCTGAAAGCTGTTAATCCTAAATATTTCTACCAAGTACAAGCGGAGATGTCCTGTACAGGCTTAGATAAAGCCGATTTTGTCGTTTTCTGCCCGTTCTTGAAGCATAACATTCACATTGTGGAGATAACAAGGGATGAAGCTGTAATAGCCGAATTTGAGAAGCGCATAACGGCTGCAAATGAAATTATTAATCAAATACTTAACAAAAAATGAATTTAACCGGAAGTATAGATTTGCTGAAGCTTGAAAAGGCAGGCATAGCAACAATCAAAAACAAAAAGTGTGTTATTATTCCCATTGAGGAAAATGACTTGTATGTAAGCATGGACGAAAATCTGAAAGCGAAGTCCGTATATCTTGGCCTTAATGTTAATGAGCGAAGAGAACCGAGCCAATTTGGGAAGACGCATTATTGCAAGCAGTCTTTATCAAAGCAATACAGGGATGCGAACAAGACGGAAGCGGAAGCCAAGTCTAAAGTTTATCTTGGAGACTTCAAGCCTTATGAGTTTGAGGGCTCAAGCAATGCGGCTGCTACGGTGGAAGCGCCTGTTGAGCAAGTTGGTGATGATTCAGGTTTGCCGTTTTAGTTTCTAAATGTATGAAAGCAAATGGCTATTTAAAAAGCGGTTAATAAATAACAAATATGTTATAAAGCACTATTGAGCGCTATTGCTTATTATAACAAATATGTTATCTTTGTGCCGTAAACAAATGGTCTTTGATTATCATGAAAGTATCAGAGTTCTTGAAAAAGGCTGCGAAGATAGGATGCCAGTTTGTTAGTCATGGGAAAGAACACGATGTTTGGTACAGTCCAAAAACTGGAAAGTATTTTCGTGTCGGCCGGCATGGCTCTCAAGAGATAAAAGGCGGAACCCTTAACAGCATGATGAAAGATGCGGGTCTTAAGTGACCCGTACATTTGTTTGCCCTAAACAAATATTCATTCTATTGCAATTATGAAAGTAACAGCGGTAATTGAAATGTGGGACGACAAGACAATCAGTGTATATGTCCCCGAATTTGACGGTTTCAGCTTGAGCGGTCAAGGAAAAAGTGTAGATGAAGCAAAATGTGCGCTACATGAATGTGTCGAAGATTATGTTACCATGTTTAAAGAACAAGGCAAAGACGTTCCTAAATCATTGGTTGATATAAACTTTGAATACAAGTATGATATAGCGTCTTTTTTTGAGAATTTCAAGTTTATAAGCGTATCTACCTTTGCCAAGTATGCGGGCATTAATCCATCGCTAATGCGGCAATATAAACAAAGAATAGCTTTTGCTTCTGAAAGTCAAAAGAATAAGATCGAAAGTGCTATACATAAAGCTGGTAAAGAACTGGCAGCCGTAAGGCTTTGATATATCATTTGTTTACATCTCCTCTTTTGAGGAAACTAAGGCGGTGGAATTTTGGTTTCACCGCTTTTTTCTTGCGTTTTCCTTTGGCGTTTTGATTTGAGTTAGTATCTTTGCGGTGTTCATGCCAACGAACAGACATAAAATCATTGCTTTTAGCGGTATTTTTTATACCCTAAAGTAGGCATATATACCTCAAAGATATAAGCCGTTAGTTTCCCTCACGAAACTGCTAATCGTAATGATTGCTGTTTTGTTCGTTGGCGCGAATGGGAAGTCTAACGGCTTTCTTTTTATACAAAACTCAAATTTCAGCGTGAAAATGCCAACGAACAATGAAATCAGAGTTGAGCAGAACAATAGTATGCCCCTCTTTGCGCCTAACAGTGCGACAACTGTATCATTATCTCTACTAAGTACCACAAGCGAAATCAAACGCTACTTCATGGCGGTACTTGAATTATCAAAATCAAAAGAAGAATTTCCGGTAAATCTTGATGCGGTGTGGGCACTTGCTTATACCACCAAAAGAAACGCCTTTGTTGAACTTAAAAAATCATTTATTGAAGGTGTTGATTTTTACCTTATGCAAAAGAATAAGGTCGTAAATACCAACAATTTAGTAAACGGAGTAAAATACGATTGCCACCTCTCCCTACCCTGCATGGAGTTCTTTATTGCTCGCAAGGTTCGTCCTGTATTTGATGTGTATCGTGAAGTCTTTCACAAGGTGAACGAGATTGCCCCGAAGGTTGCCAAGTCAAGCGCAGCCGACAAACGGAAAATCGCAATGCTTGAAAAGGAACTGGAACAAACGAAAGAAATGCTCAAATGGGCAAGGTGGAGCGAACGCAGGGAAATAGAACTAAAGTGCGCTTGCTTCTCCTATCTCGTTGAAACCAAACAATACGACAAAATGGTTGAGCACAGAGAGCACAAAGCAGCCGAGAGAATGAAACGGGAATTAGGTTTAATCTGACAAAGCCATGATTGAAATACTTATCGTACTGGGTAGCCTTTTATCGGGCTACCTCACTTTCCGAAAAAAGGGAGAGAAACTTTTCTATTGAGTAAAATCTAAGAAATTAAATATTATGAACACTTCAATTATTAAATTCGATTACAACGGAAATGTAATTCCCTTTGAGAAAGGGAGTGATGTTATGGTAAATCTTACGGCTATGGCGAAAGCCTATCCCGATAAGAATTTATCCACAATTGTTAACTCGCAGGAAATCAGCGATTATTGCACATCACTTTCCAAACTAAAAAATTTTAGTTTGGCTGATTTACTGATAGTTAAGAGAGGCGGAGATAATCCTGGTACTTGGGCTCACCGTCTTGTCGCTATTCGTGTTGCACAAAAACTAAATTCCGATTTAGCGGTGTGGGTGGATATGAGAGTAGATGAGCTTCTTAAATACGGTATGACCGCCACGCAGCCAACTTTGGAGCAGATGATAAACAACCCCGATCTTGTTATCAGCCTTGCCACGCAGTTAAAGAGCGAACGCGAGGAGAAACAAAGGATAGAGACGGAGAACTTGTATCTAAAAGAACAGAACGAAGCTCAACGCCCAGCTGTAATATTTACAGAAAGCGTAAAGGTAAGTAGTACGAACATACTTATTGAAGACCTCGCAAAACTCATTACTCAGAACGGATATAAAATCGGAGAAATCAGATTGTACAATTGGTTTGTGGATAATGGGTATTTGGTACGGCACAAGAGATGGAGCAATTCAAGAAGGAAATACGAGAACTATTACACCCCAACACAGAGGGCTGCGGAAATGAAGCTGTTTTGGGTATCAGAAAGGGTTATTTCAAATCCGGGTCAACCACAGTTTACAAGATTTACATGTTATGTAACCGGAGAGGGACAGGTATATTTCATTAATAAATTCAATAAATTAAAAGTTGCATAAAATGAAAACAGATGTAAGAACAGTGTACCATTGCGAACACTGCAATAAAATATCACTCAACAAAGGGGCTATGACATTACATGAGGATAAATGTAAGAGAAACCCCGTTAATAGGGCTTATTGCATAGGATGCAAGCATCTCATAGTAGAGGATATAGAATATAGCGATAAGATTAGTGAATGCGATTCTGATGAGTTTACTCCAGGTGTAAGGCCTCGCCGCAAATTTATATGCGATATAGACAACAAGGTAATGTATCATCCAAAAGTCAGAACGTTCAGTAAGGAGAAAAGAGAGATGATATTTAGCATCTCTCAAAAGCCTATGCCTAATCAGATTGAAGGTTGCAAGGACTTTGAGGAAAGGGATATTCCATTTTGATTATGAAACTATTATTATTAAAATACAAGTATTATGCTGTACGAATTTAAGCTTAAAGTAAACAAGGTTAACGAAAAAGGCGATGAAAAAGAAGTTACCGAGAAATTCATCACTGATGTAGATTTGTTCTGTCAGGCGGAACAGAAAGGACTTGAAATGTACGCTTCTAACAATATGGAGTGTGACGTTTTCGCAATCAGCCGTAGCAAGATACGTGAGATTGTCAATGAGAAGCAGGATGATGAGTTCTTTTACAAGATAACACTTGTTGAGGTTTTTGTTGACGACAACGGGAAAGAAAAAGAGAATAAATATTACGTTCTCATAGCGGCAAAGAATATGGATGACGCCAACAAAAAGGCGGCGGAATACATGAAGCAGGGACTTCAAGATATGAAGCTGGATGCTATTGCCAAAACAAAGATTTTAGACTTAATAAAATAAACCAAAAGCCCTCTACTGATGTAGAAGTCCTGTGAAAGGTTCAGGTTAAGATTTAATCAGCTAACAAATTAACTATCCCGGTGTGGTTTGACCGCCTATCCGGGAACAAGGGCCTGTGAAGATTGGGCAGGTGAATATGGAGAAGTGGTGTAATTGGTAGGCACGCCGCGGGTAGCGCGGTGAGTGTAATAGAAATAGGAAGTTGGTGCTATTCCACCTTAGCAGTCATGCTATAGTAACAAGCCGAATAAACTCGTCCCGGTTCGAGCCCGGGCTTCTCCTCTAAATATATTTACCATGAGACTTACATTAACTAAAACCGAAATTGCAATTGTTCAGAAACTTGTGATAGACCGAAAGCGTGACATTCATAATGCAGGAGGTGACAGCAAGCAGTATGAGATGCTAAGTAAGCTAAATAAAAAGATTGCAAGGCAGGCAAAGAAATTTTATAAAACATGAAACCCTACGTAATTACCTCTATGGCTCTCATTACACACAGCGGAAAAAAGTTACCGCTTACAGTAATAGAGAGTCATATACTGACAAAGCCTTTGGAAGTAATCAAGGATAAGTTGCTTGACGCTTTCTCCACGATGAAAGACAAGCCTGTTAATGTTGAATTGAAAATTAAATATGTATGATATATGATAAACAGATAATAAGAGGGAAGATACCAAGTAAATCAAATTGCTACAAGATTATCACATTATACGGTCATGGTTCTTTGGCGAAACAGAAGGTGCTTAAGGAATATGAGAAGGCTTTTTATGTGCAGTGCGGACTAAGGGATAAGAATATTAAAGGTTTCTTTAAACTGACAGTGGATGTGTATCACGAAAATTTACGTCCTGACCTCGATAATGCTTTCAAAATTTTACTTGATTGTCTGCAAGGATGCAAGGCGATAAAGAATGACCGTCAGTGCATGGAGATAAACGCACGAAAGCTAATAGACAAGGTTAACCCAAGGGTTGAGTTTATAATCGAGGAAGTTGAATTATAGGATTTACTAAATTAAAGGATATATAACAATGGAAGAATCAATAAAAAACGACTTTAAAGACGATAAGTTGCGCTGGGACTTGCTTCCGCTGGACTTGATAGAAGAGGTGGTGAAGGTATATCACTTCGGAGCAAAGAAGTACGCGCCTAATAGCTGGCAGAATCTTCCTGATGCGGAAAACAGATATTATTCTGCGCTCATGCGTCACTTATGTGCATACCGAAAAGGAGAAACGAAAGACGAGGAAAGCGGGCTTCATCCGCTTGCTCATGTTATATGGAACGGGCTTGCACTACTCTATTTTGCTTTAAAGAAAAAATAATAAAAATCTCGATGAACCATTTGAAGATATAGATGAGTATAAAAAATGTTTATATGGAAATAAATAGAATAGCCCATGAATGGGCATGCAATAATAAAGATAAGTCTTTAGAGGAAGCTTTCTTAGCAGGGCTTAGCTATAATCATAAAATTGCAGGATTAAAGAATATAGATGAACGAAAGGATAAGTTTAAGGCTGAAGTACTTCTTTATCAAGGTCAATATCCTGATTATATGCTGATTGAATTTTATGAATACTGGTCTGAGTGCGGGGGACGGAAAATGAGGTTTGAGAAAGAAAAGACATTTGAGGTTAGTAAGAGATTAGCGCGCTGGAGTAATAATAGCTTTAGAAATAATGGGAACAGAAATTACACTAACAAGCAAGGAAATAGCGGTTCTATCTTCCAAGCAGCTGATAGCTATCTGCAAGAACATCAGTAGCGAGATAACAACCATTAAACAAGCGATTAATTCTCCGCCAATCCAGCTGTCACAATGGAAATCCGTTAATGCGGATTGCATAAAGGCCGTCCTTGTAAAATTTATCGAAGGAACACTTTTGTTTTATGGAAGAACGAGGGAAGACATGAATGATTATCAAGTCGCTTCCGTCGTTAACTCTATTCTTGAGAAATACTACTATTTCCGTATTGAAGATGTATGTCTTTGCTTTAAACGCGCACGTGAAAATTCGGCATACGGTAAGTTTTACGGACGCATTGACGGTTCTGTAATAATGAACTGGTTTGCTACCTACGATAAAGAACGTGACGAGATAATACATTCTTTCAATGATGTAAGTACCGAGCATGATACGTCCGAAAACATATCTCGCGAAGAATATAAGGAAATACTTCTTGCAAGAATAGCCGGAGGAGATTTGTATGCCAATGCCGATTACATGAAGATGTGCGAGATAAACAACATATTCTTTGAGAATAGATTTGAGATAGGAAATTACAAGTATAACAGGTTGCACAAGTTTGATAAAAAGTTATGAAGCTAACAGTATGCTGGACCGCAAGAGGCAGAAACAAACGTTTCTATCACGATATATGCCGAAAATTTGGAATATCAGACTATATGAGCATCAACCATGAAACACCATGTGATATAAAGGACGAAGATATGGAGTTGCTACGTGAATGTGAGAAGCGCGGATTTTTACAGATAAGAAAAAAGCAATGAATATTCAGGGATACCCAATTCTCTGCACCGGGAGAATCGAAAACAAAAGAACACTTTCCCGATGCAGGCGATGTCCGTTGTTCAACAGAAGATATCCGGTTTATTCTTCATGGAGGATAGACGGAGAATGTTGCTGTGTAGCGGATATTATTGTAATTGATAAAAATATAACATAATAATGGAAAAACTAACTATAAACGACTTACCCGAAGATGTCTTAGAGAGAATGAGGAGAGCAATTAGGGAGGACAGCCAAATGATCGCTCTAAAGAACAAGCACTCCCAGTATATAATCAACAGGCAATATGCCAAGGCTGTTTTGCTAAAGGAAAAAATGCAAAAGATAGAGGATCGGGTAATACGTGAATATCTTGACAGCTACGAAGGTGAAACGGAGAATATGCAGAGCCTCATGTCGGATATGTCGCCCGAAGACAGGGAGTATATCAATACTTGCACCAATGCGATTATTCTAATCTGTGACATGATAGAAACGTTTACAATGGACTTTAACCAAGTTCTTAAGAAATATCATCCTGATTACCGATTGGAGATGTACGATAAGATAATGCAGGTAGGCAAAGAAGCTAAGGCCCATGTACAGTTCATGTCGGAGTGTACGGACAATGTCTATCAGTGTTCCTTTGCGGACAGCGCGGATGATATTACGGAGCTCGTGAGGAACAAGGCCCGTTCGCTAATACGCAAGGTTAAGGCTAAGGAGGCAGAGAGATGAGCGTGTGATATAGCAGGTAAATATGTACGAATAAATTAAACTTACAATAATATATTATGATTAAAAAACTATTACAGAAGTATCAAGCGTACAGGGATAAAAAGTTCCTTGCACGCTTGGAGAGAGTGCTAAACAATAATGTGGTGGGCGCAAACTTATTTATAGAAAAAAATATATTTTCACTCAGGGGATTTCACATGTATTTTCCTAAAGGCGCAGTGGCGGATTTGCTAAACAAAATTCCTCCAAGTCTTGTCGAAGAACGTCTTCGTTCAGGATATTACGAGAAACGAGAGATTCCGCAATCAGGTTTAGACTTTTAGAATAATAAAAACAATTATTTCCTACGGAAGCATTTATATTGTATTTTCCTGAAAGGCTGTTTATTAGATCTCTTTGAAAAATAAAGTTCCCTGCATCTTGTTTTCCTCTGCATGGAATGTTAAGCTGTTTGCAGATTGAGATAGTTAGACCAATTACTTCTTCAGGGCAGTAGATTGATGTTTTTATAAACTCTTTCATAAGTTATAATTTTTAGAATTTGACGAAACAAAAGTAACAACAAAAAGGAGCATATCCAACAGTTATAATGATAAGTTAGAATTTGACACTTAACCTTTCATTAGGATGTGCTCCTTTCAAAAATTTGGGTAAAACAAAAAGAAATGAAACAGACAGTAGAAGAAGCAGCCAAACAAGGAGCTGAAGGATATAATATCGTCGGGCAGAATATTTATAAGTCCGGATTTATTGCCGGTGCGAACTGGCGTATCAATAGCGTATGGCATAAGACTAAAGATGAAGTGCCACAAGCTCATGGAGAATACGAAAATGAACATTATCCGCAGATACCATGCCTTGTGTATGGAAAGTTAAGCACTGGAACTGGTTACGGTGTCCGCTATTGGAACGTAACAGAGCAATGCTGGGACGATGAAGAGTGTGATGATTACGAGTGTTCTAAAGATGCCATTGATGAATGGGCGTATTTGGATGATTTAATATCAACTGAAGAGTAATGATTATGAAACAGACATTGGAAGAAGCCGCTCATTCTTTCGCAGAAAGTAGAAGCAGCGGAAGTGCATTCCCAGCATATTATGCAGGCTTTATCGCTGGTGCAGAATGGGCAATGAAATTGAAACATGATAAAGTCAAACTTATGTGTATTAAAGATAGTAATAAAAGGTGTAATCAATGTCACGAATGCGATGTATATGTATTAAATCCTAGCTATTGATATGAAACAGACAGTAGAAGAAGCTGCAATGGACTTTGCAAATTATGAATCCAATAATTTAGATAAACTGCCTTTTAAGGTAAAAAATGTGGTCGATTATGACAATGGACTGACGAGGGGTTTCAAGGCTGGTGCTGAATGGCTTGCAAATCGGATTAAATCAATCATGCAGGACGATTCACTGACAGACGGAGAAGTTATAGAGAATATTCATAAACTCTTAAATTTATAATGACATGAAAGAGGTATGGAAAGACACAAAAGGAGTGTTTGGGTATCAAGTTAGTAATTTTGGACGAGTTAGAAGCATTTTTAGTAGATGGGGGAAACGAGCGTATCCAAGGATAATGAAAGGTTCTATAGATTCTCATGGATATGTTCAGGTAACAATTAGCATTAATGGGGAAAGGAAACTAATGTTTGTGCACAGGCTTGTTGCAAAAGCATTTATACCAAACCCTTTAAATTTAGAGATGGTAAATCATAAAGACGAGAACCCTTTAAATAATAATGTTGATAACTTGGAATGGTGTACAAGGTCTTACAATAACTCCTATGGGCATGCGACTGATAGTTATCGAAAAAAGATTTGTTGCATACATGGAGAAACTGCTTACGTTTTCAAATCAATAAAAGATGCTTCAATTAAAATGAATATTCCAACAACATCTATTTTCAACTCATTAAAAAGACGTTCGCCAATGGTTAGCAGAGGTCTTATGTTTTATTATGTTGGTAAAAACGAAATCCCCTCTTTCGATGAGATACTCGAAGCCAACAAGGATGTACTGGAACGGATTAAAGAGAAAGGAGATTGAGATATGAAATTTCCTAAAGTAAAGAAAAAGCAAAAGATTGAAAGGGTTTGTTACAACTGTAAGCATTATTATAAATGCACTGACAGATTTAACAGAGATACTATAAACTGTGATAAATTCAAATTTAATGCTTTATGTAAGAGTGTTTAAAAAAAAGATTAGATATGAAATCAAAACAAGTATTATCAATAGATCAGATGAAGCACCTGAGGGAGCTTGGCTTGGATACGAGTGATGCAAGTATGTATTGGGCAAGAGTATCGCATGGAAGTCGTGTTGATGATAAATCCAAAGGTAAATGGTTTTTGAGTTTGCAGAAATAATTCCAAGTTTGTGGTTTTATGTCATATGAATCAATTCCCACTTACACCTTGCAGGACATTCTTGACAAGCTGCCGAGTTATATTACATACAATGATGAAGAATATCAACTGCAAATACTTCCGCCTTGTATATGTTATAGATACGTAAATTATACGTTTGACGATTTAGATTATAAAAACAATGTGGTATATTGGAAAACGCATATAATATGCTGTGCTGGTGTATTGAAAATGGATATATTTTAAAGAGGGTGAACAATGAAAGCGAGAATAAAAGAAACTGGAGAAATAATTGATGTTGAATGTTGTTTCTATGCCAAGGTTGGTTCTACTGACCCGATTATTCCTAATGGGTTACTTGAAATTTTGAAAGATGATGAAACTATTGATTGGGAGCAGAGACGTTATGAATTGGCGAAAGTTATTACACAGGGGCTTTTATGCGCTCCGGTTGTTGAAGGAGCAGACCCAAATCCTACACTTGATGACTTTGCGTATGTTGTTGTAAGAAATGCGGATGCTATAATAAAGAAATTAAAAGGGGAATAACCATGGATATAGAAGAAGTAAAAAACAAGAAATCGAAAGCTGAAATGGAGATAGCTCATATTTTGGAAAAACTTGAAGCTGAAATAGGTTTAGAAGTCAATAATATGATTTATATACGCAGGGAAAGTGAAAAATCTACGTTATCTGCTTTGCCTGTAAGAATAAAAACAAAAATAATCTTGACGTTTTAATTATGGAAGTAAAGAACGGAATAATAATAGACGGGGTGCTGCATGAAGCAGAGAAAGTGTATAATGGGCATTCTGATTGCAGTGACTGCTCGTTGCGTTATGAATGCGATGAATTTGAGAGCCAATACGAAACGTTTCTGTGTATTGTAATGAAATGTTTTCGTTTCGTCAATCGTGGCAAAGTGACAGATATTAAGATAGATAAGGAGGAATAATTATGGGATTTTCGACACCAGCGTTTATACGCAAAAATACACCGGAATTAAGAAAGAAGTTGGAAAAATTAGGATACAACCATCCTACTGATGTAATTGAAGATGAAAGGTTTTGTATTGCTACATCACCAGTTAACTGCAATTATCATATTATTATTAAAGGGGCTTTTGATGCTACAAATCCTTATCGCACATGGAATTGTGCTGGAAGAATTGATTGTGGAACCAATGAAGAGCTTTTCTTAGCTATTGCTGCATTGAGGGATGATACAGATGACAATCAATGGTTTACCAACGGCAAGGGAGATTGGGGTATGTATCGGGATGGCTCTGACGGTAATTTGCCTGGAATGGATTTCTTTGGGATGCCAAACGACTTTGATTTATCTCATTATCACAAGGCTACCGTAAACGAACTGATTGAACATTTTAAAATATGAAAAAGATAATTATTCTTTTAGCGATAGTCGCACTGCACAGTTGCGACATTCCTGCAAAACACCCAATAACACATCATACACGTTCAGGCTGCATTACTTACATCAATGATAGCATAGTAGTTATCAGTACTAATGTGAGTGGTCTTGATAATTACGAAACGAAGATTATTAATTTGAAAAAACAATAACTATGGCCGAAGAACTTGTAGCATTAGAGACAGCGAAGATGCTGATAAAGAAAGGATTTAATGAGTGTAGAAATGTTGTTGATATTAACAATATGTCAAACGGTGATTTACCAAAACGATGCTTTTCTCAGCCTACACAATCTCTTGCTCAAAAGTGGCTTCGTGAAACCAAGAACTCGCATATTGAAATATACCGTAACGCTTGTGGTTATGGCTATGCTATTGTGAAAGCCAATAACGGCACATGGATGGAAGATGATGATGCCAAAGGCCCTAACGATAGTGGGAATTGGGATACCTACGAAGAAGCACTCGAAGCCGGGATTTTTGAAGCATTAAAACTTATATGATTATGAGAAGATTTATATATATACTGGTTTCTATCATTATATCATATCTAATTTGTGTATATGAGTATAATACGTGGAATTTCATAGCCGGGTTAGAGCCTTCACTATCTTGCGAAAGATTAGCCAAATACGCCTTTTATTTCGTGATATGGTATTGGGTTGCGAAAGCTGTTGATTTGTTTAATGATTAATATGATTATGGCTAAGAAAATAATGTTTAATGATAAATACAGCTTAACCCAAGCCGTATTGGAAGGTTGGAAGACTACGACAAGGAGAATTGTGACAGATAAAAAGTTACACTATTGGAAATGTAGTTGTCCTGATATGGTAATAGTCAAAGTTCCTGAATCACAAAAACTAAAAGCTGATGATGATAATACTTATTTTGGCATAAAGGACAAAATATCATCCGAATATTATTGTGATACTATTACCTCTCCGTACAAGGTTGGCGAAGTTGTTGCCATTGCGCAAAGCTATGGCGATTGTGGTAATATGCCTGATTACGAATTGGACGAAGATGGCTATCCTATAATGCCAAAGAGAAGCGGATTTTTTAATAAAATGTTTGTCCGCGCTGACCTCATGCCCCATCACATCCGTATTACCAACATCAAGATAGAACGGTTGCAAAACATTTCCGATGAAGATTGCTTTAAGGAAGGAATTTATAAAGGACAATGCGGAAGTGCAGATACACATTTTATGGATGTTTATTATTACAAAGGAGACATTCAATCTTATTGCACCCCTCGTGGAGCCTTTGCCGCCCTCATAGATAAAGTATCCGGCAAAGGCACATGGGAATCCAACCCTTATGTTTTCGTTTACGAATTTGAATTAGTTGATTAGCCATGAATAGAAACGAATACCGGGAGCGCTGCAAACATTACAGCCATTACAGCGGGCAGTGTTACAAAAAATCGTTCATATCGGGCATAGCAAACAATGTGCATGTGAATATGAAATGTGACGGTAAATGTCCTCGCATGAGGAATTACGATAAGAGAAACGGAATATTAATTGATAAAGAAATAACAGATTAATCTAAATGAATGCACTAAAACGCTTTATATTTATAATATTGTTTATGCCTATATGTACTATAAATGCTATCTATGATACTATGATGTTTATAGTCAAAGGCGACAATCACGAATGGTTTGTAATGCTTAATTGGCTGAGTAATAAATTAATAGATAATTGATATGGAAAAAATCAAATGTATAACTTTCGATAAAGCAGCACAAGATGTTTTGTCGGAACAAATCAAGGCTAAGATGAAAGCTAATATGAGCAAAGCCAGACGGGAAGAATACAAAAAGCTGTGTTATAACTTTGAGTATAAGTTTGGAGAATATATACCCAGTTGCGCATTAAAGTCTGGAGGATGTGATGAAGATTGTGAATACATGAGAAACTTTAAAAATAGTAAACATGAATTTAAATAAATTGCGCGATCGCGCCTATAAAACCGCCTGTGAACATGGTTTTCATGATGAAGAATTGAGTAACGAACATTGCCTCTGTCTTGTCATATCCGAGCTTATGGAAGCAGTGGAAGCAGATAGAAAAGGGAAATACTTCAAAGGTATATTGACTTTTGAGCGTGAGTTTAACCGTTATTCCGCATTAGTGGAAGAAGAAAAACGATTTAAGTGCTCGTTTGAAAGACACGTCAAAGATACAGTTCCTGATGAGCTTACCGATGCCGTTATCCGCCTGCTTGATTTGTGCGGACTGCGTGAAATTAAGTTGGAGAATGACTGTTTGGATGATGAAGTGCTTGAAGAATATTCGCACATATTCATTGGCAAAACATTTACAGAGTCTATTTTCAATATTACTAAAAATCTTATTGATAGAGATATATCCTACTCTCTAATTAAGATTTTCGGGCTTGCCAAGCATCTTGACATAGATTTGCTCTGGCACATTGAGCAGAAACAAAGATATAACGAATTAATACCATATAAACATGGAAAGAAATATTGATATTAAAAAATACTATTACTATACTTATCGATCCAAATCAGGTGGAATATGCTGCGATGTATGCTCGATTGAAGATGGTGATTTTGATTTAAATCGCATGATGCGTGATTTGTATAAAGATTACGGGTGCGTGTGTATAATCACTTTTTGGAAAGAAATATCCAAAGAAGAACACGAAGGGTTAATGGAGTTCTGTGATAAAGTTAATAAGGAGAGATAGTAATGAAGCATATATTTTTTTTATTTGTAGGTATTTTGGCTTTATACGAAATCATGAAAGCCTTAAACTGTAAGAGGGTTTATTCTCGTACATACGAATATATACATTCTCCCAAAGAAGATAAGAATACATATTTTAAAAAGCACCCCATGCTTCTTTTAATGAGCGTTTTGGATCTTTTTGAGTGGATGACATTAATGGCAGGACTAATGACAAGTCAATGGGTTTTATTTTTGGCGGTGATGGCTTTGTCTTTATCAAGATTCTACCGCCTCGGTAGTTGGGCCATATGTATAGACTGTATTATTACTGTGGCTATTTACTTGTTTGCTATTATTAATACTTATCATTTACATATAGAATTATGAGTAAATTAAGAAGATATAAAAAGGTAGATACGAGTCTGTCTCATTTGTGCACTTTTGCACCAGTTAAAGATCCGGCAGTGGTAATAGGGTCTTATTACTGCAAAAACATTTGTCCTCATTGCCGAGGGACGTTGAATTATTAGGAGTTAGATATGTAAGATGTGATAAGCCATAAGTAAAAAAAGGGATGCCTGTACATCCCCTTAAAACAGCATTACGCCACTTTCTTACTATCTACCAAGAAAGAAAAGTATTTGGAATGTTTTGGATATATCCGCTTACCATTGACAAAACAAAAAATACAGCCAATGGTATATACTATTAGTTAAAAGTTGTTTTATAACCTGTTAAAATCAGCACATTTGATACTTGAACGTGCAAAAATTACGTTATTTGTATGAAATTTGAATAGTAACATTAATCATGGAAGAAAAAAACAATAAGAAAAGCCTTATGCACACTTTTTTAAAGGGAATATTGTATTTCTTCTCACTGAATGAAAATCCCATAGAAGAGTACGATAGGCGAAGAAAGGAAAAGAACGACTTGGAAAGAATGCGTTCAGACTGGTATAATGTAGGTAATGATATAAGAAGGGCTTATGAAAAATACAAATCAGCAGAAGGAACCTGCTAAGGTTCAAATAAGCCATGAGAGACATTATTCAGGTCCGCTTCCTCTTCCCGAAGATTTGGCAAAATACGATCATATTGTACCGGGGGCTGCGGAAAGAATCTTGAAAATGGCAGAAAAAGAAATGGACCATAGGCATGCGGAAGATTCTAAATTATCAAAAGGCATTATACTTACAGCTAAGATTTCTATTATATTTGCTTTTATTTGTGTCCTTATTTTGTCCGGATTGTCTTTTTACGCCATTCATTTAGGACACGCTGCTGTCGGAGGGAGCATTGCGGTAGGAGCAATTGCTGCTGTGGCTGGAGCTTTTCTTTATAAATCGAAGCGAACGAAAAATTCAATATAGTATTTAATTTTATATTTATTGCAAAAGGCGGTGAACTTGTGGAACACCGCCTTTTTCATGCCCGAGCCTAACCGTTCGGGCTTTTTGTTTTACAAAATTAAATGATCATGAGAGCAACCGAAAAGAAACTAAGAGACAGACACACCCGTCTGCCTGAGCAATACAAGAAGGTAGACACGACAGTCAACGGAGATGCAGAAAACCTGATAGAGGAGCGCAGACAGCTTGAAAAGAACTTGGTTCCTATTCGCCTTAGCAACACTACCGTTATCTACGTAACAAAGGATAAGCAAAACGAAGCGTATGCAGCAGTGGCGCGTAAACGGATGGGGATAGCAGAACCGAAGAAACCTTTCGTTGACCCGCTTTCGGAAGAAAACATTACCAAGTTGTACAAGGAAGAAAATATACAGCCCCTCAGAATGGCAGAAATGCTGAATGTAAGTGTAAGGACGATATATCTAAGGTTGGCTAAGTATGGACTTACAAAAGTTAAATGCAGATAATATGAAAGAGAATAATATTTTAAACAAAGAGATTTATACAGAGGCTATGATAGCAGCCTCTAAGGTTGATTTCCTTGAGAGCAAGGAAGAGATTAAGATGTATGCCACTTCGCTGTATAACGCGATGATATGGGGTAGAAAAGTAAAATATTAAGTTTTTTATTTGGCGTTATAGAAAAAGGGTGTATATTTGCAGCGTTACACATATTAAGAGGCAGGCGGTTGTCTGCTTTATGCAGGCATTTTTTATGCTTGTAAGCTAACGCTGTATATTATAGCGGTCTGCAAACCCGTGTGGAGAGTTAATAGCCTCCCAACTGCCTCTTAGGTATGTGTAACGGCGGGTTAATTGCAGACCGTCTTCTTTCTGCAATGCCATAAAACGTTACAAAAATGGCAAATGAATTAGTTTTTAAAGGTCAAAATGACCAAGTGTTAACCAATAGTATTTTGGTTGCTGAAAAGTTTGGCAAAGAGCCAAACGATGTAGTAAGAGCAATAGATAATTTATTGCAAAACGCTGATAATGAATGTGACGCAAAAGTTCGGGACATGTTCGTGGAATATACAGAAGATGTTCCACAGCCCAATGGAGGGGTGAAATCCGCAAGACGATTTATAATGAACCGAGACGGGTTCACTCTTTTGGCGATGGGATTCACTGGTAAGAAAGCCCTAAAATTTAAATTGGAATACATCGCAGCATTCAACTCTATGGAAAACGCATTGAAACGGCATCTTTCTTCCGCACAGATGTTTGCAATGCAAGCGAACATAAACCTCGAATACGAGAAACGGATAGAGAATATAGAGAATGAGATTGCGGAAATAAAGAAAGAACGGGAAGGAAACGGGAAATTCTTATTGTCAGTGGCTATGTCTTCGGAAGAACTGCCGCAGCTGTCTATGCGTGACAACATCCGGCAGCTGGTAAACAAATACGCATCCGCCATGAATATAAGGCAGCAAGACGTATGGCACAAGATTTATGACCAGCTGTATTACCTATATCATATCTCCATACGGAACTACAAGAAAGCAAGACGAGACGAATCCAAACTTGAAATAGCGGAGAGAAATCATTTCCTTGATAAGATATACAACATCATATCCAATATGGTGAGAGAATCTAAAGCAGCCTAACCCTATCGCCAAGCCCTGCCCGTACCTATTCCGGGCGGGCTTTTACTAAAAGACTAAACAAATATTCATCATGGAAAGAAATACAACACCCGCTAAGAAGAAATACGACCTTAGCGCAATAGACGAATTATTCAAAGACTGCATATCTCCCGAAGAATTACGGGAAGAGCTTATTGAACTGGCTTTTGATTATGTGCAATACGTAGATGACGGGAATACAGATTTTGTCAAATCGAACATGAGCACCATATATGTATTGTGCTGTGCCCTACAAAAAGTAAAAGAATTAGAGACACCAAGCTAATACCCTCACCAAAACAGCAAGCGGTATAACCCAATGGAGAACCCGTTCAAAGCGTTCTAAACGTTCCATTGGAGAACCCTGAACAGGCGGCAGAAGTCATAGTACATCATGCCGTCTGCTTGGTCTATTAATATGTCTATCATGTTACGCATAAGCATATAGATATACAATGTGCCGTATTTGGATACCGCCCGGACACAAAAAAGGCGGTGAAACCGTTTGGATTACCGCCTAAATCATAGAACAACTCTTTTAAATGTCATTTATCAAATATATCAAAATACTTCTTTAACATATAAATTCGCCCTCTTCTTCCTCCAGTAACTTCGGATAGTATTCCGCATTTTTCCATACTTGAAATTAAAGTATATGCAGAAGCACTACTAATTCCTGTTATATTTGCGACCATATTGGCATCTGTAACAGGAAGTTTGTATAGTTCAGTAACAACTTTCAACGCGTTTGCAGATCTGCTTCCTAACGATTTTATTTTTTCTTCATTTTCTTTTTGAAGCAATAGTATTTCTTCAAAAGTCCTAACACCATTCTCTGCTGTTTTAACAATCCCTGTAAGGAAAAACTTAAACCAGCCAGATATATCGTTATTTTCTCTTGCTTGCATAAGACTGGTATAATAAGAGTTCCGATGCTTTTCAAGATAATCGGACAGATATAAAATAGGTCTTTTTAAAATACCTTTGCTTACCAAATATAAGGTAATCATCAGTCTTCCAGTCCGCCCATTCCCGTCAAGAAAAGGATGTATCGTTTCAAATTGATAATGTATCAAAGCTATTTTAAGCAGCTCAGGAAAGAATATCTTATCGTTATGTGCAAATTTTTCTATATCTTCCATTAAATCTGGTATAGACGAATGGATAGGTGGAACGAATATAGCATCATTTATATTTGAACCTCCTATCCAATTTTGGCTTCTTCTAAATTCTCCAGGTTGCTTATGTTCTCCTCTTACGCCTTGCAAAAGAATTTTATGAACGTTTCTTATCAATCTGGAAGAAAAAGGCAATTCATCCAATAACTTAATAGCTTCATTCATGGCATTGATGTAGTTATGAACTTCTACCCAGTCATCTCTTTTGTCAAGGGGAACATCTTCTTTAGACATGATGGCTTCTTCCATATTGGTTTGCGTTCCTTCTATTTTAGATGATTGCGTGGCTTCTTTCATTACATGCATGCTAATAAACAGGTCAATATTAGGAATATGTTCGGAATACATATCTAATCTTCCGAGCATCCTATCAGCTTTGCTCAACAAAGTAACTACCTCCATATCAGAAATATCCCAAGCCTTATTTATAAAATTAGGCTGGAAGCTACTATAATACCCTTGATTTATATAAGTACCTGATTTAAAACTCTTCATATTTGCTATTTTAATCTTGATGGCAAAATTAAAATAAAGTTTTTCCTATTCCAAATTTTCCCGAAAAATTAAAATAGCGCATCGCTCTATTATAGAAATAATCGAAAAATTAAAATAAGCGGTAATCCCAACATGTCAAAGAACGTCATAAGGTGCAATAAGATGCAGCTTTATGTTGTAAACAACTCCTTTAATTCAAGAAAATCAGCGGAAGTGATCTTCACCTTTCCGAGGTTTCCCACCACCATATCAAGCAACGGGTTATGAGGAAGTTCAGCCACAATCTCGCCTTTTCCTACGGTTATCGGTATCATGCCTATTTTGTATTCTTGAATATCCATTTCCTTGAACATGTCAACGAACATATCAATAGCAACATCCGTATCTATTGTTCCGTTCTCGTCCGTAATGAACAGCAGGGAGTTGTCTATCATGCCGTTTAGCTTTCCGTCAGCCTTTGAAAGATAATTATTCAAACCCCGTTTCAGCAATACCTTTGTTTGCGGCTTATTAGGAAAAAGCTCGTCTATCCTATATTCAACCCATTCTTGAATGGCGGTTTTAAAATCTCCCTTGAATTTATTTATGTCAGTTGCTTTCATTTCTTCGTCCCTTTCTTAGATTGTTCACTTTTCATTTTCTTATATTCAGCATAAGGCATGTCTGAATACTTTTCTTTGTATTCCTTGAAGTCGTCCAGTTCGGCATCTGCTTCCTTTTGCGCTGATTTCCTTAACCGCTTCAACAGGGTAAGGTGGTTGTCAAGCGCATCCTTTCCAGCTTGGCTCTGTTCAACTACCGGACGCATCATTGCCATGTATTGTTCATTCAATATCATGGTAATATGATTACTGCTTTCCTGAAACTCCTCTGTGGAAGCGATAATCTCACGTTCTTTTTCCGTCATTCCGTCCCATAGAGCATCCACCTCATCCCATACTGGAGACTGGCTTTTAGGTTGTTGCGTAGACTGTTGGGCTATATGTTGCTCATACATCCTTTTCTGCATCTCTACTTGCTGCTGGGCCTGTTGCAACTCTGCTATCTTGGAATCAAAGCTACTACCTCCCAATATAGGGTCATTTAAGAATATATTGTTCATAATTTCATTAGTCAGTGGTTGATAATTGGAAAGTGGAAAGCATGCCCGTAGGCATACCCTCCACTGACCGTTTACTTTTTGCGCTTGGTCTTGCGCTTTGGCTTTTTAGGCTGTGGGAGCCGGATTGCTGCCGGGGCAACAACCACATCTCTGACTGGGAAACCCGGTCACAGTAGGAGTGCTCGGCAAAGTTACAACACCCTTGATGTTACGACAGTCAAGTCTATCTGTATGGTTGATAGACGCAGTGAACGCCTTGTCGATCTCACACATGATAAGCTTGTCTTGGTAAGGACGGATAGCAGCACCTACTGCAACTTCCTTTTCAAGTCCGCTGATACGGGCGTTAAGCTCGTCGAATCCGTCACGCTGGCCCTTATACAAGCTAAATGCTGCGTTATTCAACTTGTCTGTCTGAACATCATAGAGGTCACGCATGGACTTGTACAGCCCGAAGTCTCCGTCTACCTGTGACTTCCACAAACCGAACTTTTCAGCGACATCCGTATCACGATGCTGGTACATCAGATTCAGAGTGTTCATCTTCAAGCCCCACATCTCGTTAGTAAGCGCCAACTGGGCTTCACATGAATGTGAATAAGCACCGAACGCGGTAGGAGCCGCACCGTTACGCCCTGCGATAGCATCACTTACTGTGTTGATGTTTACGTTCTCAGGCATATTGCCACCGAACCCGAAACCTCCACGACCGCGGCCCCAAATGGCAGCTGCGCCCAATGCAGTACCTATGATACCTGTTGCGAGTGCTGCATTACCAACGCCTTTTGAAGCATATTCCTTACGATTTTCATCGTGAACATACTCCTTTTCCTTGATAATTTGTTTTACTTCTGCTTCCATAATAACTATTTTTGGAATTACAGCCACTATTGACTGCACAGCAAAGGACAGGATAAGTCGTTTGTTAATCAAATAGTTATTTGTAAGCTGTTTGTAAGTTGCTTGTTTGTTTCTTGTAAGAACAAATCAACACTCATTTTCTGCTTTCTGCGAATAAAGCCGTTCTTTAACGAGTTAATACGCTGCTGGCTCATGCCTGAATACTTCTCTATCATCTTCTCTGTGAATCCGGCCCTTATAAGCCAGTCTACAAGGATGGACCGGGCGTCTACGTACTTCTCCTCATGCGAGGTAAGGAACTTGTCTAATTCAATGTCCGCAATCTCACAGACTGCCTTTTCCGCTTTCTCGTAAATTCTTTTTAATTTCTCCATTTCAAAAAAATATTAGGGTTATACAAAAACAAAACATCACGAAAACCGTTAATAGCTAATGAAAGCCCTTAAACAGTCCTCGTGATGTTTGCCCGTTGCGGATTGGTAGTCAGTACGGGTTGGGGCTTTCTTTCTACTCTAAGCCCCGAAAGAGCGTCAGCTAAAGCCAACTTCTACACTTATTTCTTTTTTATCCTTATGGCAAGCCAAAGAACGGCCAATGCAACACATGCAATATTTAGCATCATGCTCGCACCTCCGTAATTGATTTTAAACCGTTCCCACCATGATAGTTTCCTTTCCACAGGATAGGGCTTTGGCACCTCAATTCTTCTTATCTTTTCAATGAAGTAGGGTATTTTAACCGTCACCGTAGATTGGGGATAGATGCCTAATGAGTGGTTCAATATCCCCTTATTCCAAGACGCATAACTATAAGCATACGGGTTATGCAGGAATGACACAGTATCGGCAACAGACACGCTGTCTTTGTAAGGTATCAGCTTCTCCTGAAACGTTGTATCATGGTAGACTATGCTGTCAAGCACTTTGGTTTCAACAGGCACGTAGACCGTCCTCGTTCGGCACGAAGCAAACACGAACACCAGCAGCATAGCCAGCAATCCGACAGACGCCCAAAACAATAGATTTCTTAGTTCTTTCATGGCAAATAGTTTATAAGTTACGAAATAGAGGAATCTTCATTTTTCCACTCCCTGCTATTCAGGATGCTACCAAGTTCCCTACTGTTATGTTCGTAAACCGTTAGTTTATCCTCGTCAGTCAACACAGGGGACACGAAGTCATAATGAAGAATAACCTTACTTCTGTTCACACTCTTACGCGCATGCTCAGGTACTACTATTCCCTTTTGCAAACACCATTCTACTGTTACAATTACATATTTCATCCGTTTAATCTTTTAGTCCAAATTTCATTTAACTTTATCTTCTCTTGCTCTATTTCATCAGGAGTGAGAGATTTATCGTAGAGGGCGAAGTAGTAGATAGCAACATTAGAAAACTCCTGACATCTACCTAAACTTAGATTATATGCATTCGCTCCTAAACTCAAAATATTTGTATCTGATGCATCTCCTGCTATGATATTTCTATCATTATAGGCAGTCTTACTTTGATATATTATTTGATTTGAGTTAAACAATTCAACTGCATTATCTTTTCCAAAAGAATATAAAGCCTTACTACCATTGGCAGTAACTCTTTCAATAACAAAAGCACCAAAACTTCCTATATCATTAGGATAAGTACGTTTGGAAGCAACAGCAGAAGAGTTGTTCGTATTAATTATTTCTCTCCTGCATATCACTGTATAATCCGTTTGTATCGGTATATTGTCACATACAGCATAATCATCTACACCATCGAATACAAGAGAACCTTCATAAGAAGAAGCCGCTTTTCCGCCGTCAGTTCCGCCACTGTGGTCTACACTTCCACCAAACCCGCTATTAGAAGTAAACGCAAAGTTCTTCAGTACAAGTTCATACCCCTTGTAACCCTTTATCGAAGCAGGAGGATTATCATTGCTGTATCCTGACATAAACCAAGCGTCAACAAGAGACTTGTGAAACAAACTCCCCGAACCCCTAGCGCTTGCAGAACCGACACCCGGCAGACGTATGGTGTCAATGCCGATGCTCTGAATTGCGACTTTGTTTAGTTCGATATTATTCATTGCCCTATTTTTTTAGCTTCCAACACTTCCGTAAACGATTCAACCGACACATTAACCCCTGCCGGGACATCTACATTGAAAATCAAGTTGGCACTACCGTTGTACGGGCCATAGCCGCCTACGTAGATTGCATCCATGCCGTCAATGTTGGCATAGATATTTAGCGAACCTGCTTCTTGTCTCTTCACCTGTATGGTAACAGGGCCCTCGGATACGAAAGATGCTACGTACTTGTTTTCCTCGTTTTTGCTGAATGATAAATCTGTTGCTGCCATAATGCTTTTATTTAATTGTTAATAATTATCCTTTGAAATATACGACTTTACCCTTTGTTCCGTCATTACGCATATCAAGATGCACCCACGTAACATCCTGCTCCAGCCTTATGGGATACGGAAGAAGTATTTGGTTTGCCTTAATCCAGTTACGGACCTCAAGAGCCGTCATGTCCTTTACATCGAAATCAATGCCCGTACCTTGTATGTGTGCCGATACGTACACTTTCTCAAGCCTTGTTTTTTCTGCAACAAGCTGGCAGACATTGCATCTTAACCCTCGTTGTGTCACATTACCGCCTACCTGCCAATTATTCACATAGATAGGCTTGCCAAGTTTCTCCCTGATAACAAGCAGTGTTTCCAACAGGCGGTTATCGAAGAACTGCCAAGCGTTATTACCGTACTTCTCGTACACGTGTCGGCATACAAGTTCCTGAATGTCGAAGTAGTCTTTAATATTCATTTCTTTTCCTCCTCGTTTTTGGTTATTGCTATATTTGCAAAAAAATCATGTTAAAATACAACTCATTTTTCTATGGATTTATCGACATATCCGGTTCCCTTTGCCGAAAGTGTATAAATTATGACATAAAAAGAAAATGGTGCAATAAAAGCAAAGTCAATTAAACTCATTTCTTTTCCTCCTTATCCTTCGTTATTATCTCACTAACATCTTCCTTATCAACATTAAAAACCTTTTTGCAGAATATGCCCAAAGCTTTTAATACATTGAAATCATACCCTTTAGGCTTTAATATGTTGCTTATAATAGAACAAAACTCTATAAAGCACACAAAGAGACAGGAATATATATCAATGTTCCACTTGTCCCCGGAAGCAATGTTTATCATCACAACCATGCAGACAAATGCAAAGTAAGTTACCATTTTACCCATAGTACGGCGTATGGCTCCGGAGAAACGTACTTCCTCATTCATTAATAAACTCTTTCTAACTCCAAACGCCAAATCGCAGATAATAACTGAAAATGATACTATCAGCCAAGGTATCATGTGCTCCAATGACTGCATAATAAAGCTGCTTGCTATCACCGCGAATCCACCCGGTATGCTTTGGGTAACAATGTTTTCTTTCATTTTATCGTTATGTTTAAAATTCTTCCTATCTTTGTGTCACGTACAAACTGTAAGCGTAAATTTGATTAATCAGGCAGACTTTAGTATCAAGATTACTGTTCGTATTAAATGGTCTGCCTTGCCCGCCTTATTCGTGAGAACATGGCGGGTTTTTATCCACATACTTTTTCGTTAATCTAATCCATTTCTTTTTCTTGTTTGAAATTATTTATATATTTGTATCATTCATAGTATCAGAACTAACTACTGCATCCCCGTTTGGCTCGTGAGAGTGGAGCGGGGGTTATTGTTTTGTTTATCATCTCTCTTGATACGGTTTACCAACATTATATTATTCCCATGATTGAGTGTAAAAATTGAAATCCCTTGAAAATATTGTCTGTCTATCCGTATCTCCCTGAACTTCTGCGTATATTGTTATATTCACGAAATCGGTATTATCGCTACCTACACCTCCGCTTGAATCGGTTGGACGAGATATATTCGTCTGTTTAGAACCCGCGTATATGGTAGTAGTCGACCCTCCGAAGTCAAATATGTAGCCGCTTGCTTCTGAATCGTCTACCTCTACGAAAAACTCTACCCGAAGAGTGCCGCTGGTCTCGTTTTTAGGAGAATATCTTATATAATCAATAACATAAGCGTAAGAGTGTCCGTAATTAGGATCAGTTCCGTATCTTTTTTCAAAAACAACAGTAACGTCTGACGGAGAAAGCGTTATGCCCTTGGTTATTATAGAAAGGAATTCCAGTGTAAACTCTTTATATCCAATATTTGATGTAGGACATAAATAGAAAGATTCGGGAAACGTAGGAGTGTCATTCGGTTCGCCTGTAAATCCCTCTGAACACAGCAAGGCAACAACGGCTACTCTCTCGCCTTTTTCCCAATTATTATGTACGGGGACTGTTATTTCAAATTCATTAGAACCGGAACTTTCAAGAGGCTGTGAAACCGTTTTCCATAAAAGATGGTTCCTTGTCAGGTTTTTAATGCCAACGCCTATATACCAATGCTGCCTTGTAGGAAACAGCTCCCTTACTAACACATTATAAGACGGTTGATGCATCCCCTCTGCGGAGCTATCTATATCTATATAAACCACGCGACTATTGTCGTTGTTGACATAAATATTAGACGGAAAGGAGACCGTAACAGGAGGAATAGCATCAGTGTAATAGCTCTTAAAATCCGAAAGTCTAAAAGGCTGATATTCTCCGCCTGCGGGTAGTTCATACGTCCATATCCTGTTTCCTCCAAAATTAGAGTTTCCTGCTTGAGGTATGTTCAAGCCATACCTTGCGTCTTGAAATTCTCCGTCTGTAAGGTCGAATTTTTTTGTATGGCGAACGGGTTTGTACTTAGCCCACATGTTGATATTGGCCCTCGTTTGGAAGAATGTTATCACATCATTAGTGACACTTCCCCCCGCAGCGTTCAGTACGTCACGTATGTTACCTGCAAGGTTGACATCGGTATTAGGTACAATAGCCATATCATACCTCCTTCCGTATAATGGTGATACCACCAGTAACAGCAATAGACATATCACTGTCACCGTCAATCTCGTAGTCTCCATGTACGACCCTGTCCGCTTCATATAGGCTTTCATCTGCATAACAATTCCAATTAGAGGATTTTACCCCCCCCCACGCAAGTTGTTGATAACCAATAGATTACCAATAACTAACAAATCAACCTTTACCTTTTTCATGACACAACCCCTTTCTGATTAGTTACTTGAACACATCAAAAACACCCTCTATTGCAGTGCGCAAGATGTACGGATAGTTCTCCGCATACTTCTTCAGGGCTACTGCCTGTTCTTTTGTTACCTTTGACTTGCCTGTTTTGTAGATTTCGCGGGCTACTTCCACCTCGCCCAATTCCTTAGACTGGGAGTATATCACGTTGGCAAACTGCTTAACCAATACGCCAATCTCACCGTCACCGTCTACGAATATCTTAGACTTTGAGCCGTCAATGTTTTCGATTTCTGCTTTGGCAAAGTCAATATCTCTCAACTCTTCTTTTTCTTTCTTTTCTTCCATGATGATTATAGTTTAATGGTTGTACAATTACAATGAAACAGGCTGTGCGGTAGCTATCTTGGCTTTCGTGTCAGCGATAAAGGTGTTGACGGCCGCGGTGATATTGCACTGCTCCTGCTTGTCTCCCACGTTATGGTTGATGCTCAGGTTCTCGTTGCCGTAACTGTTGAAAGTAGCCACCTGTGAGCCGTCTTTCTTCACTGTGCCTGAATTGATATTACCTACAATGCCATTGTTTATCTCGGCATCCGCTTCAATGTCATAGACCTTAGATTCGTCTACGGAGTTATTCACTCTTACTGTTGCTCTCACTAACTTTTCATAAGCCACTTTTTCTGCGGCGGTTGTTGATGTACTCATAACTTTTGTTTTTATTGGTTACTATTCTATTATTATCATATTGTCATTTGCATCTACTTGCATCGATGTGATTTTCATTTGGGAAAGGCCGATTATTCCCAATATCTCTATCCCGGTCTCACGCTCTATGCTGTTTCTCACGCCTGATATGTCGGTAATGAGGAACTGCGGAATATCTTTCCCACCAAACCGCACAAGCGTATTGCAGTAATACACATCTTCCATTTCACCGCCAGCGCCAACAAGAGAGCCGGGGTATTTGCGTCCTCTCACGATGTCGAACTTCTTTACCTTGTCCTCGGCAATAAGCCCAACACTCGCACCTGTATCGATAAGGAAGAAACCTTTCTTTCCGTTTACCTCGGCTTCAATGATAAGCCGCTTGTCTGATAATGATTTGAACTGTTTCATGGTCTATTGCATTAATAATTCTGTATATCTACTGTTTGAGATAGTGTTTGTCCATTGATTACGACAGTTACATTCACTTTCTTTGCTCCGTCAAAATTGGATATTTGAGAACCAAGATATGACTTACCGAAACTAAGGTAGGTATCGGCGTTAATGTACTCGTTGTAAGTAAATGTGTTTATAACAGATTCATACTGAGTATATATAGTAACCTTGATATTGGCCGATAATCTACTGTTGGTATTATTGTATATCTTGCAGTTTACAGATATTACCTTTGTTCCGGTGCTAATCTTAGTAGCGCTTAATTCTTTTAATTCTACTGGTGGCGCGTAATTCTTCAATGTAACCTCACCGTATGTGAATGTTAACGGCGTGAAGAAACCGGACGTAGGAGCCGTACTTGAACCTACATCCTTAACGCTCGAAACAAAGAGGAATGATTTATATTTTCCGGCAGCATGGCGAACCCTGTCAAATACGAATATAGCATTACCCGGATAATTGCCTATTGTTGGGTCATCAGCGACAGAAGCGTTACCAGTAGCCATATAAAACTCTGTACTACCAATCTTTAGCAGTCCGAGACATAAATAGCTATTTCTCCAATCACCAACTACACTACCTCCCGAATTAATATAATGGAGATCGGCTAATGTAAGGTTGTATTGCTGAGACGGTTGTACGTTAACAGGAACCGTTATTGAAAAGGCGGTTGTGCTGTCAGCCATCATTACAGAGTCATTATAAGGTAGATATGGTTGTACAGCTTCAGTATAATATCCCCTGAAATCTTCAAGCCTTAGGGGTTCCGAAGTGCCACCGACTGGAGGTATATAGGCAAAATAAGGAGTACCACAATTTCCAGCAAGAGGCGAGCCGTTACGGACATAATCAGCCATGTAGTTGACATTGTCCCAATACGGCACATTAGACAACCCCCAGTTTCTTGAACTGCGCTCATTATCGGTTACGTTAAAGTTTTTCGGGTATTTGAACGGCTTATACTTCGCCCATTCTCTAATATTTGCATCCGCCGTAAAAAAGCTTGGTGCATAATTGATATTAACATTACCCCCTGCATCCCTCAGCACCGCACCGATGTTGTTTGTCAGGTTAATATTGGTATCAGGTATTATTGCCATTATGCTGCCCTCCTTTCCAGTTCGATAATACGGTTTTTCATATCCTCATTCTCGCGTTTTAATCTTTCTATCTCTGTTTCGTGTCTGCCAAAATCCTCTATCAAAAATCTTTGGAAATGCTTGGCCATAGACAATACGCATGTAGTTGCAAGCACATCATAACTCATTGTGAAGAAGCCCTCATTGTCTGTGTCTGTCACCTGTGGAAGGAATCGATTCCAATACTGGGCACTCGTTCCTGCTCTGACCTTGCCTTTTTCATCTTTCTTGAAAATGTAATCGAAAAGGTCAGCATTTGCCATTACGTCAAGAGGTACGATGATGCTGTTCAGGACGTTCTTCTTTCTTAAGTCGGAGTACATTGTTATTCCGCCAGTGGCAAGGAAATTGCCGTATTGGTCTATTGACGCTGCGATAGAGCCACTATTTCCGGTAGTTATAAATGCGATACTCGAATTTGTTGCGACCAAACGAAGATACATGCCTCTTCTTAAAGATGACAGAGTTAAATCACCGTTTGTGTAGTTGCCAAGCCCGCCTATATCACCATTACCATCCCACGCGCAACTATGATAGTTTGAGAATAACATGCCAGGAACATGCGTATTGCCACTTCCATCCAGCAGCGTTAAAGTTCTTGTAACTGACGCAAACTCACCTGTGTATTGCCTTACATAGATAGGCTCTGTGCCGTCATCCGCTGTTGCAATCTCTACCCAGCCTTGATTTGACGGGCCACCGCACCTAATACGGAAGAAATCATTATCTGCCATTTGCTGGTATAGCAAGTTGCGCTCGTTGCCACCTGTAAGATAGCCATAGTCAATAGTTCCAACTACTCCAATATCTCCATTCACATGAAGCTTAAAACTTGGCGATGGAGTGCCTATGCCGACGTTGCCGCCACCCATACAGCAAATTAAGTTATTAGATGAAGCATGCTGTAAGCGCAGACTATCGACATAATTATTTATCTCACTACCTCTTCCGCTATCATTTCCGTTGTTATCTGTCTCAATGCAGATACCATTAAATTTAGCCCCTCCTGTTACATTGCTTGTACCGTCAAAAGGCTTGCTGAATATTGTGCGAGGGGTTTGCAGCTTAGTGGCGGACGCTACATTGTCTCCAAGTGTAGCGAGAGTCCCACTTGAGGTAGGTAGGTGTAATGTATTTTGATAATCTCCTTGCGACATTATTCTGCAAGAAAAGTCACTACTCATACCTTGCTCTTCATGGAAATCTATATACTTTCCTATTTCCAATACGCCGTCTCCTCCGATGTAACATATTGAATCCCATTGTCCTTGATGTAAATGTTTGCCGTCCAACAAATCCGCATCCAGCCCTGAACCTGAACCATCGTTGCCGGCATGCCAAACTTTATAATTATTAGACCCTAAAAGAATATTTACGTCTCCGCTTGCCCAGTCTTGATTAATATCAGTTCTAGCTATTCTTAGGTTACCGTCTCCGTCTGTGAAGTTAATTCCAATTCTATTGGAACCTGCATTATTAAAACTGATAGCAGACTTGGTTCTTGGAATAGATATAAGGTCAATGCCAGAATCTGCGTTAAATAACAATTTTCCTGTCATCGTATCCCCTGCCTTGTTGACGTAACGGTTATCCAGTTCGCCTGCGTAGTTGCCTGTGTGGAGAATGGTATTACTTTTTACGGTGGGGTTATTTTGAAAAGTTACTACGCCATTAGCTTCATTTATAATAAACGATCCTGCTTGATGACTCCTGTCATAGTGTGTGTTTACGTATAAAGAACCATTATTTGCGTCATTAGAAAAATAAATACCTTTATCTCTTCCGATAAAAGTGTATAACAAAGTAGCTACAAACTGTTCATTACCTGCAAATAGTTGACCTGCGACACTCAAATCACCAGTTACTGTATCACCAGCCTTCAAAACATACTTTCCGTCAGCATCAGACTTCGTATAAGCATCCGTAATCCCATATCCCCCCAGCGTAGTAGGATGAGAGGACAACTCACCAAACGAATAACTCGGCTTGTTCGGCTGCTTGGCCCAAGAATACACGTCACTTGCTGGCAATGTGGTGGGGTAATTCGGCAATGTAATAAGCTTTGTTTCCTCGTTCGGGGAATATGTTGTGCCGTTAAGGATAATCCCGTCTACCGAACCACCTCCAACACCGCCTATTACGCTTAATACACCACCCTCTTTGGATAATGTGGTTTCATCTATCGGAAGCGCGTCAAGAATGGTTGATGCCGTATGACTGCCTTGTGCAAACATGGTAAGACTACCTGTCAAAATCAAATCACCGTCTAACTCAACCACTCCGTCAGAATGCTTCTTCACAAGTATATCACCGATATTCAAGCCATTTATAAACGACTTGATACCTGTAATGTCCTGTGCACCTGATTTGGTTACGTAATCGGCTAATAGCCCGGATATGTCGTTTTTGGTGTAGGCGTCTGTGATGCCATAGCCTGCAATAGTAGTAGGCTTGTTCTGTATCTCACTGAAATCATAGGCCGGTTTGGTGGCACCTATCCATGAGGGTTTGTCCGAAACATTCTCCCAATTGGTAGGGAACACTGACGGTTTACCGCCAATTTCATCCCATGAGTAAGAGGGCTTTGTACTACCTATCCAGCTGGGTTTTCCTGATATGTTACCCCATTCAAGCGAAGTCGGATAATTAGGCAAGGTGATTATTCCGTCCTCATTAGGAGTGTAAGTATTACCGTTAACCACTATACCATTGGCAGTACCCTTTCCACCTGTTGCGACAAGCCTTCCGTCAACCCACTGTATTGTCACACCGTCTATTGGGAGACCTTCGTAGATTGAAGGGACTTGGACGTCTGCGCCTGCGTACATGGTTACTCCGTAGGCGGTAATCAACGGTTTGGTTAAGAACAAGTATTCCTTTCCGTTATCGTCAACCCTCTCTTCAAGGTTTCTGTCCCAAACTACTTTGTCGAGCTTCTTTCTATATTGTTTGCTTAGTTCGCTTTGTGATGAAAACTTATTATTTACAGATGTTTCAATCTCACTAATCTGTCCTTGTATTCTTTCAAGGGTGCTTGCGCTTGGCTCATTATTAAGAGTTACTTCAAATGTCGGTATCAACCCTTCTCCCTCTTTTATAGAGAGAGACTGTATTATCACGTTCTCATGGTCTATCCCCATTTCGGGATCATTCACAGTAAGCCGCTTACCTTCCATTATTTCATTATAGAAGTTAGCGTTTCTTGCCATGAAAATTTCGTCAACGCCTATATTGTAAGAGTAGTTTGTACTGCTGTATTTGGCAATATATTCTTTAGCCCTTTCCAATAACCTGTTTTCGGCAGCACGAATATATTCCTGTGGCATGAGTATGTTCAGAAGAACAAACCTGTCCCCGGCTTTCATGTTCCAGTCCTTGTTAGGAACTGTGAAATTATCCGTATCCGATTCTTCGAGGGTGTTTCTTCCGAGCGTAAGGGTGTAGCTTCCATCCGAAGCCTTGACTATTTTAGTAATAGTAAAGGCGTACCCCTGCAATGCACCGCTTTTCATGGAAAGCTGCGCTTCGTCAGTGGTAAGGCTTTCGTTTAAGTCAAATCCCAAGTCATAAAGCTGTACCGTAAAAGTGGGTTGCGTTTCACTTGTTATTGCGTCAACACTCTTTATCTCGTCAATAGCCTGTCCAGCAGAGTTCTTCATCCCCGTAATAGAGGGATAAATATCGTCATAGGTTATCACGCCTTCGCGAATCCCATATTTGGCGATAGCCTCGTTTGACGCCAGCACAAAGTCGGTAACTCCGTCAGTCTTAAAACTTGGCAGCATAAGACGAAGAGGAGATAAGGCGTAGTTGGCGGGGAGAATACTGTCAGTCCATTCAGGCTTTTTCGGATAACTGTAATCAAGGTTTCTTGTGCCACCATAGGCTCGTAACTTAGTTACAATCCCTGTGTCCGCATCAGATATTCGTTCAATCTCATATAACCCCTTACCTTTGCCGTATTCAAAAACATTATTCACTACCGGTTCCGCACCGCCAATGGTAACGCTTCTTCCTTTTACGAAATAATTCAGCTTGTATTCTGTGTTTACAAGAGAAAGAGCGCTCCAGCAGTTTTGGTTACTCATGGAGATGTTCTTTTCCTCGCTGTCTACGCCATCTGCAAGGGTTATGCTCCATACACCTTTCCCGTACATGGCGTCCAAACACGCTTGTATCCTTTCTGCAAGATACTTGACCGTTCCGGTAAACTCAACAACTAAAGGAGTAGGGTAGACTATTCCGTTGTCACTGGGAACAATATTACGCATCATGCACCTTTCAAGCTCGTATTTCAGAGAAACGAAATTAAGGTCATAACTGTATTGATGCTTTGATATTTTCTTTACCGTAGGAAGAAGCTCCAGTTCAAACCGTTCTCCTCTATAATCTATGTAATCAAATACGTCAAAGTTTATTTTGGCATCAGATATAAAAGTTGATGTGCACGCGCGTTCCGCCATGAAAACCCCGGTGTACTCCAGCTTATCCAGTACACATCTGACTGTTTGTCCGTCCTTGCTATATACTGTAAACCGTCCCATTAGATCGAAAGTGTTATTTGAGTTTGAGGGTCAGTAACCCGGAATGTAACACTGAATGTCAACACATCTCCCTCGTCAGTCTTGCGAACGAAAAGATCCGGTTCTACGGATTTGTAGTAGACACCCTGCCTGCCTATCTTGGTGTAGGTATCGTAAACCTTAAGCTCTGCACCGGAATTGTCTTTGCCGGAAAGGTAATCCAAAAAGCCAATCACCTTTTCATTGGCTGTATCCATTTCTCCCTTGTATGCAAATTCCACATCAATATCGTAGGCTTGCATGTAAAGTCTATCAGGGATAAATGTATCCTCTCCGTCCTCGTCTTTCCAGTCTCTCTTCGGCAATTCTTTAGTTTCTCCGTAAACAGCAAACGGAAAGTCCTTGCACACAACTCCCCATTGGGACTTTGTATCAATAACAGGACTTCCCGGCTTACTCTTTTGAAAATAGATACTGTAAAGCTTTGCCATGTGTTATCTTGAGTTTGTGTTGTAAAAAAACAAAAAGAGCCAACTAACGGGAATACCGTTAATCAGCTCTTTGGCTTGTTCAATGTTGATGCAAATATATAGAATATATTCTAAATAATCAATACAAAAACATAGAAAATAGATGATTTTTATCGTTTCTGCTTATGATTAATAGCCAATACTATCCGGCCATATAAATTTCATTTGCCCGGAGTAACTATTTTCATGTATGGATTTATCATGCGTTTCCCTTTCAGCGTCTTTTCAAGCTCATCTATTCTTTCGTGCGCCATCTGTAAATCTTCGGACAGGCGCAATAATTGTCTCGCAAGGAAAACATTCTCTTTCTGCAATTCGTATATTTTTTCTTCCATGATGAAATATTTGTTTAGATATTAATAATAGGGTATAGTTATGGCTATCGGGCATTTGAACCGACTGCTAATTTATTAAATAGCGCGATTAGTATTTCCTCATGCAGCTTACGAATAAGGCTATAATAGATATAATAATACCTATGACGGAAAGTATTAAATTCCAATTAACAGGATTATGCAAGTTTGGATTAACGGCAAGGTAATGCTTTCCCTCTTCGGTGAGTTTGACACTCCACACTTGACCGTCAACCAAATAAGAAGCCTTTACTAACCCTTTTCTTTCAATAGAGCGAACGGATGCGGCAAATACATGCTTCGGATATGTAACAGGACATTCTCCGCCAAATTCCGAAACAATCCTAAATGCTTGCTTTTCCTCCTTTGTAAGTCTTATTCGCTCCATAACCTACTCGTTTCTGCAAATTTACTAAATACTACGCAAATATGTGTTGTTGCGCTATACTATTTTATAGGCGAAATCTTTCTGTCAGAAGGTTTCCCACCGAACAACTGATTGATATAAGCAAGTCCTTTGGGCTTACAAAGTACCTTTTGATATAATATGTCGGGGTGGCTGTCTCTGTGTATAGGCGGTAACAGCGTCATTTCAAAATACCCTGCGTCAATGTACTTTTGTTTCGGTTCGTTCCTGTCTTTAAAGAATACGCCCACTTCCTTTAGCTTTTTAAAAAGGGTGTTTCTCCCGAAACCGAGGTTGAGAATCTTTGCGGCTTGGCCTATGTCTACTTTGCCCTCTGCTTTGAAAGCGGCTTCGGCAAAGTCGGCTTTGGGTTTTAGTTTGGCGTTCTTCTCTTCAAGCTGCCTAATTTTCTGCTCTGCAATTTCTACGCGTTTTTGCAAAATTTGCTGGGAACGCATCAAGATGTAATCATCATCTTTGAGCAATGCTTCCCGTCTATTGAACTCATTGATGAATTTCTCTTTGAACTCACCTGCTTTTGCGCCAGTATAACCCATAACAAGGAAACTGAAACCGTCTTTAGTCATTTCATAAGCGGTTTGTTCTCGGTTTCTGCTATCAATGTAGGTAATAACGCCAAAATTGGCGGCATTAAAACTCGCTGAGCATGAAAGACTTTCAATGTCTCTGACTACTTTACTATGTTCTTTTCCGAACACTTCTGCAACAAGTAATGAAGTAGTCACATCATTGCCGTTGCTGTTTTGAAATACTAATTCTGCCATAATCTGTTAGCATTTTAAGATTATAAGAAATTATATGTGGCAACTTTATCAAAAAGAAAGCGGTTGCACTTTACGCTGCTAACAGATGGCGCATTCGCTACGAGAGCAAATACTATAATCTTACGTAAAGGCAACCGCCAATATCCAATAAGGGCATAAAAAAAGCCCATGTATAAAATGAGCAACTTAACCGCTTGCTCTGCGTAACGAATGCAATCGTCATCTGTTAGCGCAACAAAGATAGATACAATCTTTGAAAGTGCAAACTTCTTATTAGAAAATCAACTACTTTCATGTATTTTCTATGTTTTTGTGCAAATATATAGAAAATAGGTGATTTTCTCAAGCGATGCGGATAATAAAAGGGCGGATGTGTTTTATAACATACTGTATATTACAACAACGCGGGTTAATTATGACGACTTTTGTATCATTATATACATATAAAACATACTAATATGAAAAAGATTTTATTATTAATGGTAATCGTATTGCCGATGTCGATGTATTCACAAGACGTGGATAATCAATCTTCAAAAGAGAAAACCAAAATGGAGCAATTTATATCTGACACAGGCATGTCAATTAAACTTATTGACACAGTAGTGGATGGGCTGGTGGGTAATTACATGTTTACATCCTACAAATCTGAGAATTGCGTCAGAGAAGTTGTAAAAGGAAATGAATCGAAGTATTTTTACAGAATAGAACGCAAAGCTAAAGACGGAGATGGGGGATGTGCTTTTATAGAATATGAAGACTTAAAGGAAATAATAAACGCTATTAAGTCTATGAGAGATGATATTAAAACTGACGTTTTAAAAGAAGCGGACTATTTGGAGAATAAATTCATGACCGATGATTATTTCGTAGTAGGATATTATGTTAAAAAGAAAAAGGTGACATGGTTTATTAGATTGGAGAAGTATGGCTCTAATAAGTATTTGTATTTCAACGATAAGGGAGAAGACGGAGGCGATTACATCCTTAGCAATTTTGAAAAAGCGTGTTCTGTTATTGAAGGGATGATTAATAAATAAGACAAAGCAACAAGTATTTTCCTTCATAATTAATTAATAATACATAAATCATGAAAAAAATATTGTTTATGACGGCTTGGGTGGCCTTATACCTAATTTCGTTTGCTTCTTGTTCTTCTGACAATGAAGAAAATCTACAAAATCTTAATTCTTCAAATTTAATCGGGGTATGGGAGAGCGGTGATTATTTTATATCTTTTAATAAAGATGGATTTTATGCGGCTTATTTGGATGAAAAGTTTATTGATTCAGGGGCATATACGATAAATAAGAATAGTGTACTATGCGTAAATCCTTATAAGGTAAGTAAGACTAATTACAGTATGAGTCTTGCAAACGAGGAATTAACAGCGGATATTTCATATACAGGCGTAAATGGTATCTCGCTAAATAAAAAAATTATTTTTTCAAAATCAAAAAAAGCTGTTGTAGATAAAAGTAATCCAGTCATAAGCAAAGAGTTTGTTCATATAAATGCTCCTTACGGGTTTTGTACAACAAGGTTTGATACTTATAATACAGCCACATATTCTACGGATGAGTTTAAACCAAGAATACAAAACTGGTTTTATTTCTTTTTTAATTCTAAGATATATGTCCAGAAATTTAAACCGGAAACGGCAGGAGTTAGCTTGTTTTATGAAGGATGTGACACAGGGGATGTTTTTATATACAATGTTACATTTGATTCAGATGGACAGATAGAAAATATTGATATTTTATAAAGTGTACTTTCTGAAGCAATTGCGTTCTTATGCAATTCACACCATAATCAGGGCAAGCGGAGGAAACTCCGCTTTTCTTGCCTTACATATTTTCGTTCTATCTTTCTAAAATTACTATTGTTAAAAAACTGATTTATTGGTTATTTATTTGCTTATTCGTTCTATCTTTCTTATATTTGCATATCAAATAGCGCTATAATGAGTAATTGGAGCGAAAAACAAGAAGCGAAGAAAGAGGGCAAGGAAAAGGATAAGGTAAGGCGTGAAAAACTTGCAGGATTCTTTTTTAATTTGGCGCAAGTTTCTTTCACTGTATTATCTTTGGGATTGGCAATAACCCTTGTGAAAGAAGAACTTTATGATAACATTTTATTAATTGTTCTTGTTTCTATGGGAATTATACTTACGGTATTATTTGCAAAAATAGGTAATAACATTTTAAGATAAATATTATGGTTGCATTATATGGGTTTGGGCTTATAACAGTAATAACTGTTGCCTTTTGGATTTATACAGAAACTCCCTCCGGTAAAAAGTGGATAAAAGGGTTGTGATTATATGGATGGATTGACAATATTATTTATATTTACGAGTATAATAGGGGGAGGTTTTGCACTTTGGCTTAAAACCAAGTCAGGCAAGAAGTGGCTTGCAAGCTTATAAATTGACTATTATTTAGATAAAACAATAAAGCCAGACACTACATCTGGCTTTTTCTTTGCAATACATCTCCCTCGGTTTCTACTACACAGTCCTCTCCATGAATATATACATATACAGATGCTATTCCTTTTTGAATTACGTTTACCTTTGCCCGGTCATACACGTTAATGAATATCTTGCAATACTGAGAACAGTCAATAGTCACTTCGCTATCATGACGGACATACAAATCACATATAGAGAAACCGTCAAATAGGAGAGTACCTTTACAGCTTCCGTTCAGTACGGCTGTGTGGCTCATATTTCGCTTTTGTACATCTTCATCAACAAAAATGTTGTTTTTGTGAAGAATATCCCTATCGAAGTTTTCCTTTATGAAAGTATTGGTAGGGTACCCTTTGTCTATACAGAAATCAATCCCATGCAAATACTTGTCAATTAACGCTTGTTGATCGGGAGAACCCCATTGTTCCGTCCATTCCGTACATAATCCCAGCGATACCGCTTGGTTGAGTAATGTTCTGCTTAAATCCTTGTCGTTCATAATTTTATATATTAATCTTTCGTTTTCCTTTGTCTATAACCATACCCACTAATCCCATAAACTCCTTTAACACAGCCAAGTTGGCTTCTGTGTTTTGAGCACTTCTTAGCGTATTGTTAGCTATCGCTCTTAATTGCGTTAGTTGCTGTTCTGCGAGAATATTGTACTTTGGGAAAATTTCATTTCCTAATTTTTCAAGAAGAGCACGTTTTACACTTACATCCTGTCGGATGCTATTGAGATAGGAGTTGGTTCTGTTCATAGTGTCCTCACTGGCTTGGATGCCCGTTTTTGACATTCCGGATGTGGAAGATTCCCCGGTAGCTGTAAGCGCTCCTCCGGTAGCTTTATCAAAGGCTTCAAGGAAAGATTGCGAGGCATCTATCATGGCTTTCCCCTCATTGTCGAAAAAGTCTTTTATAGCCCCTGCTGCAACAGCGCCATTGTCTTGAATATCTGTAAACTCCTTAAACAGGCCTTTTTCTCCGAAAAGTTTATCCTGTAACTTTTCAAACATGGGCTGTATTACCAAGTTCTTTAATATGTTGTTGGCAACACTTCGCATGATGTTGTTCACTACGTTGTCAAAAGCCTGCGCTGCATCTTCTCCGTTGGCAAAGGCTTCCGTTAGCGCATCGCTTATCTGACTTGCCCAATCCTGAAAATCTATTCCGTACAAATCTTTGGTGAGATCTTCCACGAAATAGGCGATTTGCTCGTTCAGTTCCGCAAGCTGGTTCTTATAGTCTTGTATCTTTCCTGCATCAGATTTCTTTTTCCCTTCTTCGTTTCTTAATTGTCCCTCTATCTCTGCACGTTGAGAAACAAGTCCCACGTATTGGGCCTGATATTGTTTAAGGACGCTGTTATCAAGTTCCTTTCCCACACCAACCTTTTCCAATGCCTCCAGCGCTTCCTTGTCTACACCTATTTTAAAGTTTAATCCCATAAAACGCTGCATCCCGGCTGGGAGGCTCTCCATTGATTTTATCCGTTTTTTTAATTCTTCCACATAGTCCAAACCCTCGTCCTTTAATACTCGGAATTGCATTTTATAGCTTTCGGTAAGCGAACTCCCGGCGCGTTTAACTTGTTCTTCCAACTGTTCATATAGCAATATGGCACGCTCTATGCTTTCATCTCCACCAAGCGATCTATCTATGGATTTTCCTAATTGATCGTAGGCGGACTTTAATTCCTCAACTCTTTGTTTGCTACGCTGGATACTTCTTTCAAGTCTTTTGTCATGTAGTTGCGCAATGCCGGAAATAAGGCTTAACGCTGCACCTGCTGCTGCTCCCCAAGGACCTGCTGATGCCCCGAATAAAGAAGTCGCCATTCCCATGCCTTGCGATGCTCCTTGCATCCCTCCTCCCAAAATTCCAGCAGCATCTGAAAGGCCTGTTCCCAGTCCAAGATTTTCAAACACTCCTCCTAAGAAATCCGCAGCTCCTGCAAGCGCATCAAACTTACCGATTACGCCTTGTATGGCCTTTGACTGGTCGGAATAAGCCGAACTCAAATCATTTTCCGCTGCGTCTATTTCTGCCTTAGAAGCTCCGCTGCTCTTCAATGCTTCCAGCCTGTTTTTAGCCTCCTTAATGCTGCTAAAAGAGGCCTCCAACGCCTTGAACGGACTTCGTTCTGCAAATTCTCCACGAAGCTTACGCAACGCCTCTACCAATTCTTTGGTATCTTCGATTGATAATCCTTGCTTTTGGGAAAATTCCTCTACCTTAGAAATCATGTCGTCTAACGTAGATGTAGATACCCGGTCAAGGTCATCAAAGATACGCACCCAGTCACTGCTTTCCTTGAATTGATCGAATAGCACAGACGATGTATCTTCTTGCGCCCGCTTGTTTACTTCTTTTACAAGGGTGTCGGCCTCTTTGCTGCCTATGCTTTCCCTGTTTTTCTCTATATCTGCAATGCTCTTTTGGCGGTTACGTTCAATATCTTCTATCTTTTGGGAATAGTCTTTATAATCTTCTATCATGCCTGAAAGGTTTTCAATGCTTTCAGACCGCATTTTCTTGCCCTCCTCGCTTATTGCTTGATACAGCTTTAAAATCTGTCCTTCTCCGAATTGCTTCTTTACGTCATCCTCTTTCATGGCAAGGACATCAGTAATGGAAAGCTTGCTTCCTGTCTTTTTTAGGGCATCTCCAAGCTGATTGCGGAAATCTTCAACAATGCTTTCAAATGATATGTTTTCACCGAAAGCAATGTTCATGGAAAGTGCTTTGTTTCCGGTCGCTTCAAATAGCTTTTTATACAAGTCCCATTTCTCTCCGGCTTGAGAGACATATTTCTCTATTTCCTTTAAGGCGTTATCGGCTTCTTTTTTTGCGTTTTCAATCTGCTCTTTGTCTATCTTAACGCCAAGAGAAACATATAAATCTTTTTGCTTCTCCTTGCTTTGATCCAGCTGGTTTTGGATATACTTGTACGCCTTACTCGGATCGCTCAAGTCTAAATTTACCCCCTTGCTATCAAATACGGGTGCAAATTCGGGTATATTCTTTACTCTTTGGGATGCCGATTCTTCCCCCTCTATTTTTCTCCATTTCTCGTAGCTGGATATAGCTTTTTCTATGAGGTCGGAACGATTCTTCCATTGCTCGGCAATAGGGTCTTTGGCTGTATCTGTTGATTTTTCTCTTCCGCCTAACGTTTCGTATATTTTCCTTGTCGTATCAAGTTCTTTGTTATAGGACGCTAATTGTTTTTCTGAAAATTTATTATTCGGATTAAGGCTGTCTATTTTCTTTTTTAAATCACTTATATTAGTAGATAACCTGCTCATGTATTCTTCATACGATTCACTCTCTTTAGGCTTTATGACATTCAAATCTCCAGCGAGCAAGTTTGCTTCCTTTTCCCAATCAGTCAATGGTTTACTTATATCTATTTGGCTCATCGAATGATAAGACTGTCTGGCTGTATCTATAATGTTAGCCAAGTCTAAACTTTGCTTTTCAAGTTCCAACAGTCTGTTTCTTGCTTTAGTAATATCCTCCGGTTTATATTTGGCAAAGGATAGTTCTCTTCCTGTCTCGTCAAACCTTCTATATCCACCCTCTCTGATAATCCCGGCAAGCCTTTCTCTTTCAACGTCTACGCTCTGCTTTTGTATTTGCGCATTTGCCATGGTGCCGATAAATTGTTTTTTGTACAATTCCTTTTGCTCTTGAGAAAGTTTTCGCATCTTCTCAACAGAAAGGGATATTGCTACTCCGTATTTGTCTGTTTGGGTTACTGCATCCTTGAAGGTGTTAGATAAGTTCTTGGTTATACGTCCTAATTCCCTGCTTTCTTCTGCGCTCTTGTTGGCTTTTTGGCTAAGGGTTTCGTATCGGTCTATAAGTCCGTCAACAGCCTTGTTCCCCTTCATCTTATCGTTCGTATCGGAAATAGTCTTATTTAAATCTGTAATAACTTCTGTTGTAGTTTTGACTTCCTCTCGAAACATAACCAATGCTCCTACTACGGTTCCGATAAGAGTTATAATCCAAATTATTGGATTCTTTTTCATTGCAGCGTTTAACGCATTTTGCACAACCAGCAATCCCTTAGTTGCGACATTGGTCAACATAACAGCAGTTCTATACGAACCATATACAAACGCCAACATGCCAAGTATATCGGCAACGGTTTCCCAATGTTTCATCAGCTTGGTAAGTATTTCCAAACTATCAGAAAGGACGCCGCTATTACCCTCTGCAATGTCTGCCATCATTACATCCCAAGCATCTTGCAAGTTACTCCATTTACCCGCAAGACTTTCTGCGAGAGCTTCCTGCATGTTGTAGAATTTCCCGCCTTCATTGGTTAACTCCCAAAGAACATCTTTCACCATGCCAAAGCTGACTTCTTTTCGGCTGATCTTATCGAATACGTCTCCAGCACTGACAACTTTATTTTCAAGAACGGTAAACCGTTTCGCCAGCTCATCAACTAACGGAATGCCTGCTTCTGTGAACTGTCTAAGCTCTTGCCCGCGAAGAAACGCGGCACTACGAACTTGTCCGTATGCCAATATGATACGTCCCATATCAACACCGACACCCGCGGAAATATCAGCAAGCCGATTAGTCGTATCGTAAAGCTCTTCGTAGGGGATACTATATGCAGAAAGCTGTTTTGCGTATGACGCTAATTCCTTAAACTGGAACGGGGAAGCCACCGCTAACTCCTTGATGCGGTTGAATATCGTTTCAGCTTTCATGCTATCCCCGATAATAGAGGTCAGTGCGATGCGTTGTTTTTGGAACTCCCCACCAATGGTATATAATCCCCTAACAAAACGCTCTACTGTATATATGGAATACACGTTGGCGATTTGATTTCTTAACTCTCCGGCTATTCGAGACTGGGAAGACATGGTTGTATTTGCCCGCTTCATAGCGGAATTATGCGTATCTGCGGCTTTTGCTGCTTGTAAACGGGCGTTTCTAAGCTGCTCAAGGGCCTTTTGAGAGTTGGCGTAAGCGTCGGCACGCATTATTTGAGAAACACCCCTCATGGCTCTTAATTCGCTTGTATTCACACCTTGCCCTTTAAAGGTTTCTGTAAGCTTCTTGATACTCTCACTATCCACCTCAAGCTTCACCTTGTACGTCTTGTTTTTCAGCAAGGAATCTACTTTATCCTCAATCTCTTTTACATCAACCTTCAATCCTACTTTCGCGCTGACGGTTGCGTGCATGTTGACGAGCTTTTTTTTGATAGCTTCGTATTCTTGCTCTGTATAATTTTTCAGGTGAATCCCAAAATTCAAATTTCCGAGGTCTGCCATGTCGATTGTTATTTTGTGTCCTTTTTAATAGCGTTAACGCCGTTTACTATAAAATCATTAAGAGATATTCTTTGTCCTTTAGCTTCCTGCTCTTTCCTTTTTGCCTCCCATTTTCTTGTCAGCTCTTTCATCTCTTTGGAAGTGTGCATTCCCTTGTCTACCTTATCGTCATTATTGTACACCACAATAGGAGCATCGCATATAAGAAGCTCATACAGAGCATTGGTAAGCACCCAGTCCATGTACCAGTTAGGGATATTCACCATTCCCCAAAAGAGAACGAGAGGGCGGGTTAATTCGGGATGTTTTTCTCCGTTTGCAAAGGCTGCTCCTGCCGAAGTTCTTGAAGGATACGATCTGCTTCCTTTCTCGTCATCGTCATCACTGTGTCCTTCATTCCTGTCAAGAACATGGTAATGTTCAAGTATTGAAGTCTCTGAAATTCCACTTTTTTTTTACCAAGAGCGACGACACTTGTCAGTTCTTGGTCTGTATATTTCTTCCACAGAATGCGCCAATGTATCCAATGGAAAAGCCTTATTTTCCACCAGTTATTCAGGATTATAAGGGAAGCACATCGGGCTGTCACCTCATCGTCTTGTTTGCATGATATAAAGGTGTGCGTCAGCTTTCTTATCGTTCCCCGGTGAAGCCACTTTATTCCAATCTCCTTTTCGCGAAGAGATACATAGTCTGTGCTGTTTTCAAGCACTTCATCAAGTCTTTCCTGTTCTACCGAAGTAGGTTGAGTTATCGTTTTGTCGTTCATAATGTTTTGAGGTGTAAAAAGAAAAGGCGGCGGCATAAAGCTCACCGCCATTAATATTAGGTACCAGTACCAGCCTGTGTAACTTCTACTGCTGCTGCTTTGCTTGCGGTAGAAATGTTCACAATGGCAGTTCTGACAGATGCTCCATTATTTGCATCAACCTTGACCGTTACCACTTTGCCGCTTACGGAAGTCTTGCACCATGTTTCTGTTGATGAAGCAGATACTGGGCTTTCTTCTGTTGTAGCTGTAATGGTCTTCCCTGTATTATCAGCGCTGCTGACGAAAGACAGGGAAGTAGGAGCTACGGTCAGGAGGCTTTTTTTGTTAAGAACGCGATATTGTCGTCAGAAGCAGCAGTGGACGCTGCACCGTCTTCAATTTCAATCGTTCCACTAAGCGCAAATGCAAACGGAGTGGTGGATGCGTTCTCGAACAACGGGCGTGCGTAGATAGCCATTTTCTTAACCAATATACACTTCTCTCCGTCTTCGCTCAACAACGCAAAGCCTGCATTAATCTTCTTGCTGTTCAGAGTTACGGATATTCCGGAATACTCTTGTCCGTTTACGGAAGCAGTTGCTACCTTGTTGGCTTCTCCGAGGAAGAAGCTAACCAAATCCTCGCTTATACTCGGTACGGTAGCCGCAAATGTAATGTCACCTGCTGTACTTGTTACAGCCCAGTCCGCTTGAAGTCCATGCACCTTTGTACGGTTCAACGTGGGTTCTGCTTGGGACAGGTTCAGGGAATCCACAGTAACGGGCAAGTCAAAATCCGGCTCCACTGTTGCAAAGTCAGTAATACCACCCTTTACCAGCATGATAGAAGAAAGACCGCTAAACACTTCTTTCAACTCTTGTTTTGATTTCATTGCCATAATAAAAAGTTTTAATCGTTTATTTTATGTTTATTTTATCACAAGGTCAGCCCTTATCAATGTAGCGCTAAACCCTAATCCGTCATTACCTTTCAATGTCAGCTTTGGGTTAGAGACGGTGATAACACTGTCACTAATCGGGAACAAGGAAAGAACTTTCCCAACAAGGGCGTCCATTACATTTAAATCTTCAACGCCGCTTTTCTTTAATCTCACGTAGACCTCTACGGTGCAGTATGTTTGTACGTTTCCGAAACCGCATCCGTAAGTCGAGGAAGTCAATTGTCCCGGTAGTGATACTACTATGAAATTATCCATTTGCTTAGGAACGGCAGCGGGTCGGTCATTGGTAAACACGTTATCACTAACCGCAGCTGCTGCATTAAACAATGATTTAAGCGCGTCTTTGTATTTAAAATCCTGCTCGTATCCCATAACTTACATCGGTTTAAATGTCATCTTAGCTATGCTCTCTGCATAATCGTATGTGTCGGAAAGCACATTCAGTCCTTTCTTGGATTCCAAATAGTTGGAATATTCAGTACCTGTGCACATTACCAACCCTATTACATCACGAGGAGACCTATAATTCTTGAGGAAATTTACAGATGTGGTTAATCCGTATTCTCCGTTGGTATCAATCAGATTGTACTTTTTTATAGGTATAAGCCTTCCGTTTTCATAGCTTCTTACCATTATCACTCCAAGTCCGTCTCCTCTGCTCAATTTAGGGCGGGTAGCGTTCTTTAATCCTTGTGTGACAACAGCGGTTATTATTCGGGAAAGCCCG